GTAAGGAACTAAATATTGACAATAAATATGATGATAATGATTATGTTTATAAATGGGGAATGTCTATTGATTTGGAAAGAAGAACTAAAGAACATGAAAAAATATTTTCAAATTCAAAAGGTTTTTCTCTAGAATTGGTATTATATGGATTTATCGATTCTCAATATATTTCAAAAGCAGAAATAAAAGTTAAACATATATTTGAGGGAATGGATTTAAAATTAGAAAATGATAAATATAAGGAATTGTCAATTATACCAAAAAATAAAATGAAATATGTTAAAGAACAATATGAATCAATATCAAAAGAATATATGGGTCATATTACAGAAATGATAACAAAAATTAAAGATAAGGATAATGAAATTGTATTATTAAAAGAAAAACATGAAAATGCATTATTGAAGAAAGATTTGGAAATTGCAAATCTTAAACTTAAATTAAATAAATAATTTTTGAATGATGAATATCATAAAATAACAATTACATCGATGATTAATTAAGAGAGTTGCGAAAGTGATTTAATAAAAAGAGGAAATGATGAATAATTAATATAAATCAATTTACATTAATTATTTTTTTTCGATATTTTATTGGCAGTTTTTTTATATATTTTGGATCCTGATTTGGTATTTTTTATTCCTGCTACTTGTTTAGGTTTAACATATTTTTTTTTATTAGTTATTATATTAATAATCATTTCTTCTGTTAATTTAGTAGGATCATATTCCGTAGGAATTTTATGATTGGTTTTAATTTTACCTTTGATTATCTGTATATATGGACCATGTGGTCCATTCAATATTAATGCTTTTGCTTTTATACTTTTAATATCGAATTCAGAAATTTTACTTTCATCTTTCTTTTTTATTATTTCTATTGCTTGTTCTAAATCAATATCTTTTTGTTGTTCAAATGAATAATTTTGTTTATTGAACACAATATATAATCCATATTGTCCTTTTTGTAAAATTACATCATGATCTTTATATTTCCCTAAATTTTTAGGGAATTCTGATTCCTCATTATTTTTTAACAATTCGATAGCTTCATTTAATGTAATAGTTTCTATATTTAATGAAGGAGGTATATTTGCATAGATAAATTTATTATCAACCCTTTTACTAACGGCTTGTCCATATTTTGTTTGTGTAGTAAAAATTTCATGATCATCTTTGTCAGTTCCAAGTAATTTGTTTGATTTAACTGCTAAGTTTTCCACAATTGGTTTTAATTTTTTATAAAAAGTATCAATTACTTTGGTCCATTTTTTCCTCCCTTCAGCTATATCATCTAATTCTTCTTCCATTTTTGCAGTAAATTTGTAATCTAGCATTTCTGGGAAATTTTTAATCAGAAAATCGTTAACTATTTTACCCAATTTTGTAGGAATTATTTTTTTCGATTCTTTTCCAATAAGAATTTCAGATTCTTCTTCAAATAATTTCATAATATGTTTATCATTTTCTGATTTTATACTATAAATATATATATTTTTTTTGATTCCAGGAATATCTCCAATTTTAATGTATTCACGATCAATAATTGTCTTAATTGTATTAACATAAGTCGAAGGTCTTCCGATTCCCATAGCCTCTAATTTTTTAACTAGAGATGCTTCAGTATATCTAGGAGGAGGTTTAAGAAATTCTTGTATTGCAATAATATTTTCCATTTTGAGAATATCATCAACGTTTGGTATTTTCCCACTAAAATTTCGCATTATTTCATCTTCTTCGGGATCATCTGTTGATTCAGTATAAATTTTCATAAATCCTTGAAAAAATATCTTTTCCAATCGAGCTTGCAATAAATAATATGGTTCTATTTTATCATCATTAAATTTTGATATATTAATTTGAATAGTTGTAACTTCGATTTGTGCAGATTTCATTTGAGAAGCAATTGTTCTTTGCCAAATTAATCTATAAAGTTTAATTTGATAAGCATCATCAATCTCTTCTATTCTCAATAGATCAGGATGAGTAGGACGAATTGCTTCATGTGCTTCTTGACTTGTTTCTGATTTATTTTTGTATATATTTTTTTGATAATATTTATTTCCATATTCTGTTTCAATTACTTTCTTAATATTATTGTGACCTTCTTCTGATATTTCAACGGAATCTGTTCTCATATAAGTAATATATCCTCCTTCATAAAGTTTTTGAGCTACTTTCATTGTTACATCTATTGACATTCCAAATTTCCTATTTGCTTCTTGTTGTAATGTTGAAGTTGTAAATGGTGGAGATGGAGATCTCATAGCCATTTTATCATCAACTGATCTCACGATGAAATTTGATTTTAAACATTTTTTCATAAATATTATAATATGTTTATTTGGTTGTTCTCCCTCTGTTAGAGAAATTGAAGCTGTTTTTACTTTCAATTTATCTTTAATTAAATATGCTTTTTTATCTGTTGCTTCCATCAATTCAGCTTTTATACCAGAAAATTTACCATTCACTTTAAAAAATGTAGAATCTGAATTCTTTGTAATAAAATCATTAATTTCATTCTCTTTATCAACAATAATTCGATTAGCAACAGATTGTACCCTACCCGCTGATAATTTTCCTCCTATTTGTTTTTGTAATACAGGAGATATCATATAGCCGAATAATCTATCTAAAACTCTACGTGCTTTTTGAGAATTAACAAGATTATGTTCAATTTCACCTCCATTTTTTATAGCATGTAAAATAGCTTGTTTAGTTATTTCATTGAATAATAATCTTTTGTATTTTTTAGGTTTTAATGTATCTATGATAGATTGAGCAATTCCTGCTCCTTCTCTATCTCGATCAGTTGCTAAATATACTATATCAATTCCTTTCATTGCTCCTTTTAAATCCTTCACAACATCTGGTTTTGTATATATATACAAAGGCTCATAATTATGATCAAAGTCAATTGACATTTTTTTGGGATCCAAATCCATAAAGATACCCTTAGATGCTTTAATTACATAGTTATCAGATAATCCTTTTAAAAATTCTGCAATTTTGTTAATTTTGCCAGGACTTTCGACGATAAATAATATCTTCATTATAAAATGATAAGAGAAATAGTCTTTATTTTTCTAAAAATGAAAAAATCAATTTTAAATGCAATTGAATACAATCAGTAGAATAATATTATATTAAATTTGATTTAATATTACTTTTCCAAGTTGATATTCTATTTTGGTTTCATCGTTGTAGATACTAATATAATATTTTAGATATGTAGATAAGAAGACAAATAATCGTTTAAGAGAAATATTTTCTATTTCAATTAGTTCATCATCTTGAATTATTTGGTAAGAAAGAATTTGATGAAAATTGAACGTTTTTTGTATTCCTTCTTCTTTTACTGTTTCCAAATATAATAATCTGAATAATTGCATTAAGAAATTTTTTGTTTTAATATATGGTTTGGTTGAATTAACATCTATTCTACATGATTTTATATTGTAATTTAACACAGTTAGTGGCCATCCTTTTTTGTTTTGTTTATACAACTCTTCTATAAATTCTTTATACAAATCTTCCCATAAATCTGGTTCCAATTCTGATAGATTTTTTGCCCCATGAAATGTGAGACTGATTACATCGTGGAAAGTTAATTGGTTACTTTTTTTTAAGCTAATGTCATCAAAATTTTTTAAATAACCATTTAGCAAAGTTATTGACGAAATATTCATTTATAAATACAAATGATATTATTAAGAATAATATGAGCTCAAAATATTTATTGATTATATTAATAATTTTAATATAATCAGCAATAATTATTGAATGTATTCATAATAAGATCGTAAATAAGAAATTAATTTTTTCCATTTTTTCGATAATTTTAATAAATGATTATCTAAATTTTTAACGATCCAAATGATATAGTATGTAGTAATAATTGTGTGTATATTGATTATTGAAACGTTGAACTTATGATTTTTAAAATTTGGATAGTAAGTTATTTTATGAGATTGCATAGTTGTATCTTTTGAAGAAATTAATACATAATGATATTTCAAAAAATATCTTATTACATGATCATTTTTTCCAATAATAATTAAACATAATGATTCCATTAAAAGAGATTGATTTAATTTTATTTGATTAGGATGACATATTACGATATAATATAAAATTTTAAATTCCTGCATATATATTTTATTTATTTTCATTAATTGAAAATAATCCCATGCATCATTTAATACCAAATCAAAATCAATCTGTACTATTTTGCCGATAAAATCGAAATAGTTAGAATCATTATGATGATATATGTTATAATTTAAATAAATTAATGAATCATACATTAATTCCAAATCATTTATTAATCGCTCATTAATTTGGGTTTCATAATGAAGTATATAAATTTTTGACATTATGCATATACTTTTCAAATGAAGATCATAATTAAATTTATTGCATAATATACAATCTAAATATTTGCTGAAAAAATATTTATTTAAGAATATTTTTTCATAACAATGAAAAATATTATTTATTTCCAACAAGGAATATATACACAATTCATCATTAGTAATTTGATAGTACAATCGAATTTCATAAAAATATTCACTTATTTCTTTAACATAGTGAGTAGTATCGATCAATTTATTAAACAATTTATATAATTCGAATATGTTTGGTCTAGTAAATGGATTCCAATTTAATAATTTTTTGATAAATTTGTTTATTGGAGATGTAATGGATAATTTGTTCTCAGTCTGATATTCTTTATTTCTTAATAATTTTAGATTCATGATATATTTAATCATTTTCTTATCATTCATCATATGTAAATCAACAGACTTTGAAAAAAGATTATTATATAATTCAATATAATCACATGCCATATTTAGATATCGTAATATTTTAGGTTTTGGAACAGAAATACATAATAAACTAATTAAATAATGATTATGTCCTTTAACTGAATCATTTTTATAATAATTTATTAATGTTTTTCCATAATAAATATAATAAAATACCATTCCTAAAGACCATGAATCAATTTTTGAAATATCACAGTTATTGGATATGGAAGCATATAATTCAGGAGGTTGAACATAATAGGTAATATGTTGGGGATCAAAGATCTGTACTGTCTTCCTAAATAAAAGGCCAAAGTCAATAATTTTAACATGATATTTTCCACTATCCTCTATTATCATGATATTATTATAAGATAGATCATTATGAACATAACCCTTGATATTCATATGTGTAATACCTTCAATTATTTGTCTCATAATATCATATTTGATTAAATCATCAATACTTTCATATTTTTCTTGAAGAAATTTACTCAATGTCCATTGACATAATTCCATTACAATACATATGTATTTCTTTTTTGGATTTGTATTTTCAAAATATACATCAATTATTTTAATAATATTTGGATGAGAAAATGTTTTTGCTGCTATTAATTCATTATAAATGCAATACGATATTGTCGAATCTTCATCATTTAAACCGTTAATATATATTTTTTTACATGCATATTTTTTTTTATCTTGTTTTGAAAAAATCTCAAAAATTTTGCCATAAGTGCCTTTTCCTAAATATCTTACAACAGAATATTTATCATTAAATTGATTCATATTAGCCAATTCTGAATTAATTGAGTTAGAGTAGAATGATAAAAATAATATACTTTATTTTTATTCAATTTTTTATAAATTAATGAAATCAAAATCTGTATCTATTATATCCCCGTACATATACAAATTTATTTTATCACGTAAAAATATTTTATTCGCAATATTTTGAATATCCTTTCTTTTTATTTTTTTTAAACTATCTATATCTTGTTCAATGCTGGGTTTAAAATTCGAATCTGTTAAAAAATTCAACCCAAAATAAATAAGATAATCAATTGATTTTGTTAATGATGATATATATTCAAAACTTACAGCATTGATTATTTTTTTCATCTCTTCCTTTTTCATTGGTTCTTTTTTAATTTTTTTGAGAACTTTAAATATTATTTTTAGTCCCTTAATCAATTCTTTTGGATTAATAACAAAATTTATAATAAATATTCCACATCCCGTGTATACCATTGGAAATGCAGATGAACTATAAGTTATCCCTTCATTTTCTCGTAAAGCTGTACTTAATCGTGAACTAGATCCCATTGTTAATAATTGAGCTAAAATATCAATTTCGCGAGAATATTCTCGATACATATCATACATAGGAAATCCTAATAGAACATAAACTTGTTGTAGTGAAGAATTTTTACGAATATTTACATAAGGTTGTGTTTGTGAATTCATTGAATTGATTATGATTGATTTCTCATCATAATATGTTTTCGGTTTCATATTTGAATTATTCAAAGGTTTTAAAACACGTTCTATTATATTCATAAGACTTATCGGTTCAATATTACCCGTGACAACAAAAACAGTATTATTTGGATTATATAAACTCTTTCTAAATTTTATAACATCCTCACGCGTAAAATTCATGATTATTTCTTCAGTACCCAAAACAGTTCTTTCAAGAGATGTATTTACAAACATATCAGAATTTAATTTCGCAAATAATTTTGAAAATGGTGCATCTGATCTCATTCGCATTTCTTCAACAACTACTTTTTTTTCTTTCTCAATTTCTTTTGTGGTAAAAATTGGATTGATATACATATCCAATATAATATCCAACATTTTCTTAGCATGTATTGAATTTCCATTTATATAATAACAAGTATCTTGTACATTTGTTGCAGCATTATAAGTAAATCCTAATGTATCAAGTTGTTTGAATAATTCAGATGCATTACGATTTTTGGTTCCTTTAAACATCATATGTTCTAAAAAATGTGCTATTCCATTATTTTCAGCAGTTTCATTTCTCGATCCTGCTTTTACAAAAAAACCCATAGAAACTGATGGTACATTTTTAATAGGCACTAAAATAATAATCATTCCATTATTTAGAATTGTTTTAGAATATTTTATTTTCATTTTCCTTATATATTTTATCAGATAATTAATCGATCGATTAATTATCTGTTTCTACAAATTATTTATCATTGTCAATAATTTTATTAATTTGATCAAGTGATAATACTTCATTTATATCTAAATGATATAATTTAGGATTCTTGGAAATATTTATTAATTGTGATTTGTAATTAGGATTTTTTATTTTCGAAATTAGCATAGGATTGATTATAAATTCTTTCAATAGTTTCAATAAAGGACCTTTTTTAAAAGGATCATTTGGAAATGAAACACGACATAAATCAGATTTTAAGATAAATTCTAAATTTAATGATATTTTGATTATTTCATGTGAATCTACATTTATCCCGATATATGTAGATCCTTCTTCATTTACAAACAATAATTCCAATTCTATCTGATTCATATAATACCATATTAAATCAATACAATGTACAGGAACATTATTAGTTTTATTTAATGTTTCTAAACAAAATGCCTTTATAATAGGATGTTCTATCATTGAAATTAAAATGGTATTATATTTTTTAATATTATCGATATATTTTTTGAAATAAAATTTCTTACTGAAATGATCATCTGATCGAGGTAAACACCACGACATTATCACTAAATCTGCTAACACTGGATTAATTTCGTTAATTAATGTGAATAGGTCAGCAATATCGTTGGTTGACATTTCTCGCATATGATCTACTAAATCATATACTCGTTCTTGAAATATTTGCAGAATTTTATATTCCTCTTCACTCATCATAATTTTAAATTTATTCAAAAATGCCATATATAAATATTGTGCCATTACTGTTAAATCAAATTCATCATTTTCAATTATATTGAATTGTTTTAAAAACTCCATGTTATTAAATCACTTATTTTAGCTAATATATCATTATCAATTTATATTAATATATTATCAATTTTATTTATTATACTACTATTTTATATTCAATAGCATATCCAGATATGGGACTCGGACGTACTACTCTAAATATATCTTTTTTTTTTAATCCCAAATACTTAACAACAGCATCATTTTTAGGACATTTTTTGATAGTATATTCTGTTACATTATATGATTTTTTAAAATTTTCCATTTCAGATGGAGAAAGAAGTTCAAATTTTGGTTGTCCATTATGAGTGATTATATCCTCTAAGAAAGAAGCTTCTTTAAATATTTGAATATTTTGTCCCGTTACAAATGCAACAACTTTATTATTGTAATTATTCGCGATCAATATTTTTTTATATTGTACATAATCTTCAATAAAATCACTGATCGTAGATTTTTTACCAGTAGTAACTATTTTTTGAAATATTATCTTAATTGCAAATTGATCACCGTTATTTGCCTTCAACACAAAAGTATTATCCCCTTTATCATCAATATTTTTAGTTGCAATATCAATGTCTAATAGTTTTTTCTTTTCACCATTTTTGTCAATATATATCCTATTACTTAACATAATAATTACATTTTTAACAATTATTTCTACTTTTTGTATTTCTGTTTTAAAAATAGGAAATAAAGATCTATTTTCATCCATTTATTATTCTTTATGAGAAATATTTTATAAATAAGTAATTTATAAATTCAATTTTTTATGTTTTTCTTTGTTTTCTATGATCCTTTATCTTCGAATAAAGATGATTAAATCTATCTAATTTAAAATTAAGATCATTGGATTTCTCTGATTTCATCTCTCCAATAATTTCATCAATATCGATTTCTGATTCTGAATCAAAATGTTCATTTGTAAAATTACGATTCTTTACTAATTGATTATTCATAGCAGTTAATCTATTTAATATAAACGCTCTTTGTTGTGTATTTATTTGCAATAATAACAAATTTACCAAACGAATATAATCCAAAGATTTTATATATTCATTACTTATTTTATTTACTTGAATATTATCTTTTGAATTGAATTGATAATCCATTTTATTAATGTAATAATATTATATTTAATGATTTAGTTTTAACACAATTTTTTGTCTCAATAAAATTGTAAAATATAACATCTGATGTTAATTTATTTTTCTTTAATATGATATCAATTAAAAATATTTAAACGAATTTTATTTTCATCGACGAAAGTTTCAATAATGAAAAACAAATATATGAACATATCTATTTTGTCGATAATTTTACACATTCATTCTCCTTTTGCAAAAATTAAATATCATGAAATTATTTGATTATTTCTATTCATTTTTCTACTTAAATATTAATGATTTGATTCCATAAAAATCAAATCTTGTAAAAGATTTTGATTATCCTCAACATATTAAAAATTTTCATTCTATTTCTAAAATGAAAGATGATAAACTATATTACTTTACTACTTAAAAATATTCATTCTATTTCTAAAATGAAAGATGATAAACTATATCACTTTACTATTGAAGGATCATACTGTGACAATTTAAATAATAATAAAAATTCACCTTAATATTTATTTTCAATGAAATTAAATATTAATTTTTTTAGCTATGAGGAAGAGCTATTGATTTTGCGGTTCTTATCCTCCCTAAAATATTTATTGAACGTAATTCTTGTAAAAATAGTTTGAATGCATAGGGTATGACAATTTTTGTTATACGAGTTGTATTTTTACATGATGCACATTTATAATATTTCTTTTTTGGCACTTTATGAGCAATAAGGCCACATATATCACAGATTTGACATGTATATATATCAGAATTGTCAACCATTCTTTCTTTCAAAAATTGCGCTGCTCCATGTGCACTCATAGCATCACGTTCCATTTCCCCAAATCTCAAACCACCATCTCTGGATCTTCCTTCAGGAGGCTGATGTGTTAACATTTGTACTGGTCCTCTTGCTCTTGAATGTGCTTTATCACCAACCATTTGTTTCAATCTTTGATAATATGTTGGTCCAAAGAATATTTTTGTTGTCATTTTTTGACCAGTAAAACCATTATACATAGTTTCAACACCATATTCATCATATCCTACGTCAATTAACTCCTTATTAATTGCTTTAATATCTACACCTGTAAAAGGTGTAGCATCTCCATATACACCCTTTATTGCACATACTTTACTCAACAAACATTCTATTAATTGACCTATAGTCATACGTTTGGGCATACAATTGGGATTAATTATAATATCTGGTATCATACCTTTTTCCGTAAATGGCATGAACCATCTAGGAATTTTATATCCACATGTACCTTTCTGACCAGATCTTGAATTACCTGAGAAAATTCCCAAACCATTCCTTCGCACATAAATAATTCCATTCGTTACTGTGCAACAATAAACATAATCATCATATTTTATCCACTTATCCATTTTTATAGTTTTGTTAACTGAAGGATTATTTTGTTTTGTTGTGACAATCAAATAATAAGAATCAATTATTGTATTAACCTTTTTTCCATTTTCAACATATATATTTGCAGACCATCCAGCATGTAAACATAATCGTTGAAAATCATCTGCGAATTTCTTTGATAAAGTATCATATCTCATTGTTTTATTTTCCGTCCAATATCCATCTCCAAATATCATTGTTTTTACTAACCATCTTGCTTTAAGTAAAGGTAATTTCCAAATCCAATCTGATAATGATTTATTAATGGGTTCGATATTTAAGGATTTCATATAATTTATTAACTGAGTATCATATATCCTCCACGATTTTTTATTAATATAAAAACCAAGTGCATCACAAGCTATTAATAATGCTTGTTTAACTCTAGGTTTATTAGTTGTGAATCCAATAAATGATGTTTCTACATATCCTTCAGTCATCCAAACACCAAAGAAAGTTAACCAATGATACATTTCTAATTTTCTATCCGGAAATTTGTCATACGTAGGTAATTTAAAAACTTCATAATCTCTCTCATCACCATATTCAGAAATATTTTTTTGATAATATTTTATCTTACCATATATTTCATCTGCTCTTTCTAATCTATATTTTTTATTATTATTTTTAGAAGCTACCCACATATTATGATTTGGTGTAACACAAAGATCGATTTGATTTGAAATAATTTGATATAAATTTCCTACAAATGGATATTTATGAATAGCTTTGGGATTTTCATAAACTAATTTTTCATTAACTAAAGTTGCTACTTTATATTCTTTTGTTAAATCTTTGAAAAAGATCCATCCTTTATCAGTCAATATTTCTGTTTTATTATCATAGCATGAAAATTTATCGCCTACACTGGGGATTCTTTCAGATCTAACTCTAATTTTAATGATAGCATATCCATCATTATTAACACCGGGAATTACATGATCAATAGCACCCGAAACTAATGATTTATAAATTGTAGAACTATCTTTGTATGCTTTTTCATCTTCTCTAACATTTGATTTTGGATTAACCATCCCAATAATAACATCTCCATCTTTGATTTGAGTTTCAATTTTCGCATAACCTTCTTCAGTAAGTTTATCGTAATTAGCATCTTTCATTCCATCCACCTTACTTCTATCAGGTTTCATAAAAATACTTGTTTGAGATGATGCATAATTTTTTGTTATTGTTTGATTGTATTTTTTCAAGGCTTGTGCACGAAATAGACCTTTTTCTATAGCGGAATTATTCATAAGTAAACTATCTTCTTGATTATAACCTGTATAACTAGCAATTGCAACCATACAATTTTCACCTGCCGGAAAGATGTGTGCTCCGGTATATTTAGAAGCTTTTGATGCAACAATTGGTATTTGTGTGTGATATAAAATGTAACTAATATCTGTTCTCTTTCGATAATCTGAAATATATAAACCCATAGCTTGTCTAGCTTGATTATATTGGAAGATACCTCGAGGTGATTGATTGTGATCAGGGAATGGAATATTAGATGAAATTATTCCTAAAATCATTGATGGATGAATTTCACAATGTGAATATCTAACATAAACATTATCATCATATCTATTTGTTCGATTAATATGATCTAAATCGGATACTTTATTTATAGGTTTTGTTAACATAAGTTTATTTGCTTTTTCGATATAATGAGGAAACAAAGCTAACATCATATTCATTTCTTCTTCTTTATCAACGTATTCTATTACATTTTGATATTTTGCCATGAATTCATCCCAATTTAAAACTCCTTCTAACATCTGTGGTTTAAAATTTAATTTATTATCAGTCACTGTAAGATATGGTCTAAATAATCTACCTCCTTCTGTATAGATGTGATATTCTTTATCTTCAAACTTAAGAACTAATCCTACTGTTTTTTCTATTTCTCCTCTAAACCTCATATTCCTCAAATAATTATTAATATTAATAATATCATCAGTGACTCCTAACCAATTTCCATTCATAAAAACCTTTACATATCTGTGTAATTTTTTTTTATTTACAGATTCTAGTGTGATAATTTTTTCCATTAGATATTTTTTGATAATTGGAATTTGAGAATTCATATTGATAGTAATACTTTCTAACAAGGATAAATTTTTTACGATACCTGTCTTTGGTCCTTCAGGAGTTTCTAATGGACAATATGCTCCATATTGAGTTACATGAAGATGTCGAGGACTGGTCATTTTATTTGTAGCTGCATCCAAAGTGGGGGTAATTATTCTACGCATATAAGATAGAGAATGAAGATGATTCATTCTATTTAACATTTGCGATAATCCCTTTCTTGATTGTCCTCCAAAAATACCTGTTGATAACGCTTTTCTTAATCCTTGTTCGATAGCATTCGGTTTAATGTGAGGTATAATGTTAGGTGGTTTTTTATCGTCAACATTTTTTGACTTGAAAATTTTATTACAATCATTTAACATCTTTTTGAAAAATTGTTCGACTAACGTACCTAATAAAATACCAGTTAATTCTATTCTTTTATTCGTCATTGCATCCCTATCATCACAACCTCTGGATTCCTCAATATCTTTTGGATTTTTCATGTAACATTTTAGCAATTTGTGAACCATATAACCAATATAATATGCTTTATATAACATATCTAAATTTGAATTATTCGTATCTGAAGTAACATGTGGAAGGATACCTTGGCATAAAATACGCATTAAATGTTTTTTCTTCTGTTGTAATCTAATCTCAGCATCAACTTCAGAATAAGATTTTGTTGATTTCATATTTGCCATTAAGATATCTATTGCTTCTTCTTTAGTCATGATTTCAGTAGATTGGTTATTCATCGATATAGCGAGTTGATTAGCCATTGCTTTTTCTCTGTTTACATCGAGAATGGAATCGACAATATCTTCATCAGTTTCCAATCCTAATGCTCTCATCAAAATAAAAATTGATATTTCTTTGAATCTCTGAATTGCCAATACAATATTTCCATCTTTCTTTATTTTTATTTTGAAAATTTGTAAATTTCCAACAAATTGAGTTACAGGTCTTGATTGTACTTGTACATAATAAATCAACGAATTCTGATCTTTTTGTGTAAATACTAATGGTTTACGTTGTATCATAGATTCAACAGATAAAACAACTTTTTCACTACCACCAATAATAAAATGACCACCTGAATCATATTTACAATGTGATTTTCTAGATTCAGGTTTTAATTTATTACTACAATAATTAGAACCCACCATGATTGGTATTCTGCCAATTGGTACATCCTTTTCTGGACCGCTAATAATTTTGGTATCAACATTTCCAGTAGGAATATCAATTACATCTTGTAATTGTGTTACTGTTGAAACATATTTACCTGCATAAGTAAGATTTTTTTGAATAGAATCAATTGGATACATTAATTCTTCGTCATTATCCATCATCGCAGGCATCATTCCACAATCCTCAAATTTTAATCTATTTTTGATAACTTTGTTTTCTGTTATTTTTTCAGAAATAATGTTCTCTCCAGATTGTAAAATACTAGGAATAATTTCTTCAATAAATTGATTATATGAATCAATATGATGTTTCACGAGAACTTGATTATTTCTCTCAAAAAACATATCTAACAATTCAAAATATGGCTCCACATCATATTTTGATGATATGATGTCTTCTGATTCGAAACTTTTTTTTGACATTATTAATAATAATTAACATAGACAATTAATTTTTATAATGAAGTTTTATTTATTCAATTTTTTAGAATTCAAAAAGTGAATAAATATTTATTCCAAATTTATTTCAAATTCATCATTATTTTTTTCATTTGTTCTGATGAAATTGAATTCATCATATTTTTTAATTGATCTGATGAAACAGAATCCAATGTGTTTTTTATCATTTCATCCAAATTATTCTTCCTTCCTTGACGAAGAATGCGTTTATTTGCTATTTTTTGATGATATTTTGATCTTAGATCTGATTTTGATAATGTTCCTTTTTTCTCTTCATTTTTATCCTGTTCATTTTTATCCTGTTCATTTTTATCCTGTTCATTTTTATCCTGTTCATTTTTATCCTCAAATATTTCTTTTCGTTCATATGATTCATCAGTTGCTTGGATAGTATCTATATCTACATCTATATCATCATCAATTATCTGATCAATTGAATTATTTTTTAAAAAATCCATATTATATCTCTCTTGAAAATTTTTATTTATTATCAGACTAATTATTTTATTACTAATCAAATTAAATTTATGTTTAATAATAATTTTGATATTTGTTGTCTTTTTATTATCTAAAAGATATGTATTTATTGCAAATAATCTTTTCAAAAGATCAAATATCAAAGATTTTACATAAATTTCATAAAAAGATTTAACCAATAATATTGGTTTTGATATATATTGATATCCTTTATTTACAACATTTATGATAAAATTTTTATAGTGATTATCGATAATAAGCATTAAATGTGATGATAATATAGTCAATAAATAAACAAAAACGATAGTATTTATGAATCCAAAATAAAAAATTATATTGTAAAAAAAAATAACAATATTACTAATTGTTGATAAACATAATATTGCAAATATTGTATGACCAATATATTTGAGATTATCTTGTATGCTTTCACAAATCTTAAATTTTAAATTTTTCAAATAAAAAAGTATTCCAGATAAGACAATATATCCTATAAATTCTAAATCAATGTAACTTACAAATAAATATTTGAATAATGTTATTCCAAAAATTGTCATGAAATGATCGTTAAAAAACATTGATATATGATAATATTATTAATATTATTTTATATCAAATCCCATATTATCGGTAATTTATCAACAGATTCTAAATATTCATTAATCTTTCCGAAATGATTTGTGGCAGAAAATGATGGAAATTCTTTTTTGTTTCTACCTTCTGTCCAAGTAAAAGTTCTATTAAATGATAATCTTGAAGGATGAGATGAGATTATTAAATTATGTTTATGCGTATTTATATCTTTACACAGAGAATATGCATTTAACCCCCACGCAACAAATACAATATTTGTACATTTATCATTCAAATATTTGATTAGTTCCTTACTAAAGGAACTCCATTCATTTTTATGAGCATTTGATTCTTTATAAAATGTAGTAAATGCACTATTTATTAAAAAACAACCTTGTAATATCCAACCTGCAAGACAACCTGAATCTGGTATTTTTTTAATATGACCATAATTAAATAAATTTTTAAAAATATTTTGAAGAGAAGGTGGTTTTGATATTCCATACGGAACAGAAAATGATAATCCCATAGCTTGTGGAATCTGCTTTTTATTAATCATTTCAATATTAATATATGGATCTTGACCAAGTATAACGACTTTAATTTTATTTGGAGGTATTAAATTAAAAGCATTAAAAACAAATTCAGCATATGGAAAAATAAGCCTTTCATTTTCTATATAAGAACTCAATTTTGTTTCCAAATCTTCGAAATATTTTCGATTTTTAACAGAATTAAAAAAATCTAACCAATGATGATTAGTTACAAGAGATCTTAATTTAACATTCTTATCAAGAAAACATTCTTTCCAAGTTTTAAAATGATAGTTATTAATATCTATAAATAAATAATTAATGTTCATTTTTTCTCCAAAAATTTTTAACCGTTTATCTTCTAATTCTGTTTCTGTCGGATCCGTTTTCTGATTTTTTTTTCGATCTCTGTTTATTTCAGGAAGCGGGTTCATGAATGATAATTCATTAACATTCATTTTTATTATCAAGATAAATGATTATTTATTTTGATAATCAATAAAAATATCAATTTTATTCACTTAAACCGAAACGTTTAATCATATGATCTGTTATTTCATTATCAATAAGTATATCTATATAATTTTTTAATTTATTATAAATTTTTGAAATCGTCACATCAGAAGTTCCGAACTGTTCCGAAATATTTTTTTTATCAACATTCAAATTACGATATTGAATCATGGCTAAAATAGCACCAGCAGCTATAGATTGAGTGTTATGATCAGATGCTAATTTCATTCGGCAACAATTATAAGCTATATTGACAGCTAATTCAGTATCTGGTTCACTTATTTTTAATTTTGGACAGTGTCTACGAACATAATCTTCTGGTAAACAAACGTGTGAATTTTCTAAAATCATACCATCATCACATTCTGTCATTATTTTCTCAAAGGTTTTTATTCCTTTTGTTATTTTTTTTTCGTCTGCATCGAATAGATATGCTATTTCTCTTACTGTACGTGGTGTTTTATTCATTTCACATGCTTTAAATACACATGCAGCAACAACACTGATTAAATTTATTCCTCTAATGATAACATGTTTTCCGATATTTTCACCAGTTTTATGTTTACAATCAGATATTCTTTTATACATAATTTTTGCAGAATCAGAAATTATTCTTGGTATTTTATTTCTTCCACAAATATCAGAAATATATTCAAATATCGTATTTAAGCGCCGTTCTTTATAAATTATCGATCCCCATTTTTGTTTTATTTTAAGGCGATTATTCTTAATACCGGATATTATCGTTCCTTGTGAAGATTTAGGAAAAAAGAAATTTGAAGGACATCCACATCTATTAACTCCTTCATTTCTATTATCATCATTATTATATTGACGCCATTCCGGTCCCACATCAAGAAGTTCTTCGTTGATTACTCCACATTCTTTACAAACAACAACTCCTGCTGTCGGATCTTCCATTAATGAATCATTAGCATCACAATTTTTGCAAATATTTTTATTTGATTCAATGTCTGGTAATTTTTCTGACTCCTCTTCCTTTTTAATAATATCAACCAATTCCCATACATTAGGTATAATATTATTTTCAGTAGGTGCTTTCACTTCATTATTTTTATTAGATTGTAAAATTGTTGATCTATTAAAAATGGAATCTTCAAGTAGTAGGACATTTGGAAAATATCTTGTTGTTCTTTTCTCTTCTATATTAATTTTCACAAAATCTTTGTCGAATAAATCTTCATCAAATTCTATAAGAATTATATTAGTATTCATATCCTCATTCATTTCATTTTTTTCTTCTTGTCGATGCCTATTTTTCATAATCATCGAATCTATTTTTTTCATTTCTCGAATAGTTTTATTGATTATATAAAGAGGATCCATGCGTTTTTTTTTAAATATGATGTTAGATTTCGACATCCTACTTAAAAGTAGTATCTATATTTAAAATATTTAACCTTTATAATACGATTAATATAATTGTATTATAAAATCAAATTTTTATTTCGACTTTAATCCTGTACTACTATTCATAATAATGTACATATTTATTAATATTCGAAATGTATAGTTTTACTATAATGTTCTAACATTATATCCTTATCAAAAATCATCTCTCGATCAAACATTTATAATCAATCACTTCAAGATCCGATATAATATGTCTGACATTTTTACTTCAAATTCCAGATTTTTTTCTTAATTAATTTATATTCTTCATAAATATACACATATTTTACTCCTGCTTTTAACTGCCTGTAATTTTGCATCCAAACCACCTACTTTACTATTTTTTTCTCGTTAATTTAATTTCTCCTTTTGATCGCTGACGCGATCATCTACAGTTGAAAAAATAATTCATTAACATTAAATAAATATTATCCTTACATTAATAATTAATATAGTGAAAAAAATTAAAATTATCTATTATGAACTATAAAAAAATTTTTTTTCGAGACATTTAGGATTTTTAAAAAAATGATATAAAGATTAGTAACATACTACATTACAGGATAATAAGAAATGGCAAAAAGTATAAAAAATACTGAAGAACCAACTGATGTTCAAGAAAAACAAAAAGGAGGAGCAAAAAAAACAGTTATGAAAAAGACAAGTGGTTCAAAGACTTCTAAGAAAACACCTTCCAAAAAATCTTCAGAATCGAAAACAAAATCTTCGAAAACGAAAGATGGGAACAAGAAGAGATATTTCAAACTTATTGATGCTAGAACGATGAAAACTTTTGGTAGATATACTGGTGATACTCCCAAACAAGCTGCTAGTAAGGGATATACAAAACTCGTACAAAAAGGTAAGGCAAAAGGAAAGCAACCTCCAAAGGAACTTGTAATTTATTTAAGAGAATCGACTCGCAATAGTAATCGTAAAGTTTATGGATATACTGCTTCGAGAGTTAAGTTGGATGATCCACAAAAACTCAATATCAAGGATAATGATACTGGAAAGGAGAAAACAATTATTTATAATTATAGAAATAAAATTAAAAAAGTAACTGTACCTGAGCAAATTGGTGGAGCTCTCAAGAAAAAATCATCTAAAAAGTCTTCATCTAAATCAAAGAGTTCTAAATCTGTTCCGAAGAAAGTTTCAAAAAGTTCATCTGGATCTAAAACTGTTAAGAAAACATCTAAAAATTCTGTATCCAAGAAAACAAGTAAGAAAGTTGTTAAATAAAATTAACAAATAGATATTAATTTGTCGAATTAAAATATAATGATATTTTAGTATATTTTAATGGAAATTGAAAGATCAAATCATTCTCGTCATCGTCCCAAAACTCAATTAATTTACAAATCTCCATTGACTGAAGAGTTACAAGTTACTTTTGAAACAGATTCTGAATGGAAAAAAACTGTTGGTGGAGTGAATCCTAATGATAGTGAAAAAACTACAGAAATAAAAAGCGATAAAAATGTACGAGAATTATTGGATAGTATTAAAAAACATTTAAATGAATATGATGAAATAAATAATAAATCCAATGATTATGAAAAAATAGTCAATAATATAAATTCTGATCATGTTAAAGTTGCAAATAATAATATGCAACTCAGTCATTTTGTGGAAATATTATGTAGCGAGAATGCTAATACGACAATAGAAGGATTTATTGAATATAATGAAAAATCTGGAAAAAAAGAAGATTCCTTGATGTTGAAACACTATTATAATGTGTGTGGAGATATATGGTTAGCTGTTGATTATTTTACAAAGAATTTTAACAACAATCCTAAATTATTTGATGGACGCATAATTTTTATCAATAATTTGAGAAACTGTAGTCAAGCAATATTGAGTGCACTTCAAAGAATGTTTGATAAAAGTGATGGAAATAAAATATTTATTAAAGGAGCTATGGAAGCTAACTATAATTTAGCTATCTTACATACTAAACTTACTAAAAATTTAGCATCTATGTATGGAAAAAATGATATCAATACACTTCAAAAAACGTACGACGAATTTAGAAAAGCTATTGATGAGAATACAACATTATATAATGAAATGAAAAATAAATATTCCGATTTTTTTAAATCAGAAATGAGTAAAGATTTGCCTAAAGAGGCTGATAAAATAATTGATCAACTTAATGACAAAACTAAAGAACTTATAAAAATGAAAAATGAAATGGATACTAAATTTAAAAAAATAGATAGTAGCGATAAAAATTTTAGTTTCGTTCCGAATAAAATAAAACATATTCTTGGTAACTTGGATAAGATTTTAACTACAAAAAAATAAATAGTTATTAGTTAAATGTGTGTAATTCAAAGAATTAATAGAATAGTATTATTTTTTCTAATATACATTATATAAATATGTCATCAAATTCTCGAGATGCACTAAAATTGGTAGAAAATTTAAATTCCCTTAACACAATTGCAAATCTTCTTAAAAAAGATATGAAAGCTCGAATTGATATTCTTGATTCAGGATTAGAGGATCATCAACGATTTAATAAATGTTGTCAATTCACCGATAGAAATAAATCAGAATTTTCGTCTATTTTTAAATCTAGCAAATAATTTTATTAATTAAAAAGATGTAATTTGATTCGATTTAATGAGAATGCCATATATTTTGAATAATTCTATTGTTATTTTTCGTTCTAATTTATTTTTACTTACAATATTATTTAATTTTTCTTGATCAATTTCATAATGATATAAATCTGTTTGTGTTTGTTCTATAATTTGAGATATTTGTTTCAAATGTAGATCAAATTTTGAATTGTATAAATTTTGATCACTATCTTTCAAACATACGTAGTGTTGAATTAATTGTCCAAATCTATCAATAATATCTTCCATTTATCTATATATTTGATATTATCAAATATATAAATAAAACTTAAAATTAAATATTGATTATATATTGATCTTCTTTTCGAGTGAATTTATAATGTCGTGAAAGATAAAAAAATGTTTCATCTAAAAATTCATTAATTAATTGTTTAATATTTAAAATATCAACTTGTGTACATAAATGTTTTTGTTGACAACCTAAAATAATATAATATGATTTATTAGGATTTTTAATAGAAAATTTTGCGAGATCCAAAGTAGATATAATATTTATGCCATGATATTTATAATAATCTTCAATACATTCCGTAAACCAACATGTTAGTTCTGACATTGCATTATCTAAAATAATTTTTAGATCATTGAATAAATCATTGAGTTTTTTAGCAAAATTAATACTTTCAAGTATCATATTTTGTGCTTGTTCATCACCATGATTCATATTGTTTATGATAGATTTTAATAATTCAATATCTATTGATGAAGTGATTACATTCACAATATCATTAATATTATCTTCTAATTTATAATTTAAATCTACCACAATGGACGTTATTAAGTTGATATATTGGTTGATAATGTCAATTGATTGACAAATATTAACAAATAATTTGTTGTTGACATGTCGATTGATCGTTGAAAAAAATGATATTGGATTATTAAGTTGTAAAATCATTAATTGTAAAAAATTTTTTTTCGATAAAATTTTTACCTTTAATTTATTATAATAACATACATATGTAATATTTAATAAATTCATGAGTTATTTATAAATGGAAATTTATTATATTAAAATAAATTATTTCAATTTTTTATCTGTAAGAATATTCGATATTTTTAAAATTTAGTGTTGCATTGTGACATAATCTATCTACATCCATTTTAAGAAGTACAGCTTTTTCATTTTCTGATGAATCTTTAGATATACGTTCAATTCTTGTAGATTTATTAGGTAAATTGTTTATTAAATGATCAATATTCTCTTGAATGTGATTATTTTCTGATATTTTTTGTTCAGTTTCATCATCTTCTTGATCTGATTCTTCGTTTTCCTTACATAATTTAATATTTTCTAAGATTTTTATTTTATGAGAATTATGATAAATAGTATTACACATATCGATAATTTCATTTAATTTATCTTTATAAATTAATTGTTCTTCATTTGCGTGAATCATCAACCAAATCATTGTGCTGTTTATTAAATTCATTAACTTCTCGTTGTCTTCATCTTTAATAGAAAAATATTTTGATTGAATTGATTTATTTAATGTAAGACAAGTTAGATGAAGTTCATCACGATTTGAAAAATTAATATTATTTTCAAAAATTTTTTTGTCTTCATATTTTTTCATCATTTCTTCAGTAACTTTATTAATTTCATCTATTTTCGCGACAAATTCAACACTAGTTGAAACATTTGTTGTGTATAACCATATATTTACTGTTTCAATATAATCAGTCATATACATAATATCATTATTATTAAAATTACTAACTGGATTATTTATTACACTGATAATATTTTTACCGAGATCAAATATTGTCTTTTTCAAAGCTTTTATTTCTTCCTTATCAAATTCTGAAGGATCATCAGGAATTTTTATAATTTCAAATATCGATGAATTATCATTTTCATCATCACCATGTATTTCTGCTGTCTGAGATTTAACACATGTATCTTTGAATTCGTTGTTTTTATTATCGACTTGTGCAATTAATGGTGAATACATTTTACTTAATCTTTCTTCATGTTTTTTGAGTTCATCAACATTTAAATCTGCTAATTCCTTATCCTTTAACAATTTTAAATTTGATCTCACATCCATTTTTATTTTCTTTTTATCTAAATTTGTTAGATTAAATGCATCATCTTTTAGATTCATAAGTATCGCATTACATATGCTATTAATTTGATAAACTAAATTAATTTTGAGAGAAAATAATTGATCAAATTGTTCATTGAAATTTGCTTCAGAAATGATATTATCAATATCCTTTTTTGATAATCTTCCTTTTGCTCCCCATGTTGATGTAATTTGAATACTATTTTGAATATTTGATTTTTTCTCATGAGCAATTACTTGTAATATTCCATTTACATCTATGTGAAAAGTTATTTTGATAGTAGGAAAGCCGCGTGGACCCTTTTGAAATCCAGTTAAATCAAATGTACCAACATGAAAATTATGTTTAGTTAATTTTCGCTCACCTTCAAATATTTTAATTGAAACATTATCTTGATAATCAGTATCAGTTGAAAAAATTTTTATTTTTTTAGTAGGTATAACGGTATTTCTTGGTATGATTACAGTCATTTGTTTTTGTAATGTTTCAATACCAAGAGATAGAGGAGTGATATCTAATAATACAATATCATTAGAAAATGGATCATCTCCATGAGTTGAAATGTAACCATAAATAGCCGCTCCGGATGATACAACTTCATCCGGATTTAATGACGTTGTTAGGCGTTCGATTTTCGATTTTCTTAAATCTGTTGAATCTTTTGAATCTTTGAAATATTCTAATATCAATTTTTGTAATTTAGGAATTCGTGTTGATCCTCCAACTAAGATCACTTCATCAATATCATATTTTGTTAATTCAGAATTATTTATTACTTCATCCAAGTATTTTATACACATAATAAAAAATCCATTACAAAATGTTTCAAATAAATTGCGCGTCAAAACATAATATAATTTTTCATTCATATAAAAATTATCAACACAAATCGTTGATTTATCCGCTGTAGATATTATTTTTTTAGCATTTTCAACAGAATTTTTCAATTTTAATTGTGATAATTTGCTCAATTTAAGATCTTTAATCTTATGTTGTTTTTGGAAATCTATAAGTATTTGATTCATTATAAGATAATCAATATCTTCTCCTCCAAGATGAGTATTACCGCTAACAGCTAAGGTTTTAAAAATTCCATCTTCTATGTGCATTAAAGAAACATCTAATGTTCCTGCACCCAAATCGTAAACTATAATATTTCTTTTTGATTTATTACCTAAACCATACGTTAATGCAGCAGCTGTAGGTTCATTTATCATTTTGATAACATCAAGTCCAGCAATTTTTGCAGCATCTAATGTTGCTTGTCTTTGAGAATCATTGAAATAAACTGGTACAGTTATTACCGCTTTAATATTATCTTCTTTTATTTTTAGATAATTACATCCCATTTTTTTTATTTCAGAAAGTATATAAGAACATATTTCTTCAGGACGATATGTAATTTTTCTAGCTAATTGTGTATCATTTTCATCTAATTTTACCAAAACATTATGATGAAAAGATTCATCATCTATTATTTCATATGAAACAATTTGCTTAGTTTGTTCAATTGAGGGATCATCAAACCTCCTACCAATTATCCTTTTAATATCATAAATTGTATTACCTGGTCTAATTTCTTTTAATGATAAAGCATTATGACCAACAAGTTTCACAGAACGATAAAATGCGACTACGCTTGGAATAGTTCTATTTCCAAATTGATCAGGAATGATTTCTAATCTCTTGTTTTTCCAAATACTTAGACAAGAAAATCGAGTACCCAAATCTATTCCAAATATAATTTGATTATCATTATCTGACATTTATTATATTCATACATAAAATAATAGAATGTTATACCATAACGAATTATTAAAAAAATTGATAATTTAATTTATAATTACTTTATCTTTATTATAAGGATAACTTATTTAAAGAGTATATAGTATTTATAATACCATCAATATGACTAATGAAGCAATAGTCAATAAATTGATTCATCCATCTTTGATAACCGCAGAATTGATTTTATCATTAAAAAATGAATCTACGATTCCGATCAATTTTATATTAACAATTCCCAACATAGTTATCCCTAAAGAATATAATTCTATAAAATCTATTAGTAAGAAAGAAGAACTAATACTTGATATACGACAAATATTCAATGCAACTACTAATGGAAATGTGGAAAAAATGAAAGAAAAATTGCGCGAAATAGTGATAAATAAAACAACTTCATCTGAATCCTTAAAAGATATTTCAGATGAAATATTTGAATGTTTTTTAGTTAGTGAACAAACAATACCTTCATATATGCAATTACTTAATTCTGTTTATAATATAAAATATAAAGATGAAAGTGATAATTCTCAAACAATTGGACAATTATTTCTGAGTAAATGTAAAAAATATATCGAAATACATTCTTCAGATTCTGAAGTAAGTGATGAATATACAGTTAGATCAATTGCATCATTGGATCAATTGAATGAAATGGAATTTGATAAATATAATAAAAGCAAAACTAAAATTATCAATTTAATGATAATCTTGTGTCATCTTTACCGGCAAAATAATACTGCATTTATCAAAATTGGTGCTAATCATATTCATTTTATAATGTCTTTATTCCTAACCAAACATTCATTTTGTCAAAAAAGAATTGGAGAATTAGGAAATCCTTATGAGGGAGAAGATTGTAAAGATGATAATGAATTTGAAATTCACTATAGAATGTCGCATTTATATGCTGAATTCTTTTATATACTTTTGGAAAAAAATGGTCACGATTTTATTAAAGATCAAACATCAATAAGTGTAAAAGATTCTGACAAAAAAATCCAATTATCTGATCTTATTGAAAGATTTAAGCAAGAAATTGTTCCAAAATTTTCAGAAGCATATTTGATTTCTAAATGGGAAGAATTAAATTTATAACTTATTTATTAATAATAAATAACTTATCAAGAATCACATAAATAGTTTAAGAGTTATATTCTTCAATATATTCATTATAGCGGTAAAAATAAGGAAGAATCAATGAGAATAAATTATCTGTTTTGCAAAAAATATCAGTATCTATTAATTTCAAAATTAATTTATATATTTTTTCTAAAATATCTATCTTTGTAATGTGTTCATCGAAATAATTCCGATATTCTTTACTAAATAATTCAGATGGATTTTTATAATATGTTTTAAGTAATTCTATATGTTGATATATCAATTTCTTCTTTTTCAATTCGATCGATTTGATTAATTGATAATTATTTTTTAATGTTATCAATGTATCATCATCATCGAAAATTTCAACACCTATTTTTAGACAAGCATAAACCATTCTTATAAAAAATGCATATTTTTTTTGAAAATCTTCTGTTTTTAAAATATCATCTGCTGACTTAACTTTTTTGAATTTTGCTCTAGTAAATTCAGGAGTACTTAATTTAATTTCACTTAATGTAATACTGTGATTTGAAATATGTTTATTTTTATACAAATTACATATATTTTTAATTTGAATAACATCGAGACATTCAGATATCTTTGTATATTTTTTATCTATCATCGAAATTATATTTAATGACATACTTGGTAATTCCATAATTTATTATATGCTAATGAGACATTAGTCTTTAAACTAATTTTTGCTATAATTATTATAATATATTATAATAATGACATCATTGATTTATGATCCATTTAAATTTATCGGGCAAATTGAATTATTTACGATGACTGTTTTAGGATCTTTTGTTACTTGGAAATTATTAAATGCATTATATGATAACTTTTATGAATTAATTATTGATATAATTGTGGAAAGTGGAGAATCCGATAAATATTTTATGAAAATTGGTAAACATCATGTACAAATTGGTGTTATTTATAAAGAATTCATAAAATGGATATTTATTATTATCATTTTGATGTTTGGATATAATGTCATAGTTAAAAAACATACTTTTGTAAATAAATAAAATTCGTGAAATCATATTGAAAATATGTTGTTGAATATGATAAATTATAATTGAATATTTGTAAAATAAAAAATTGAATATTTATGAAAATATTAAACGATCATATAAAAATGAATGATAATAATCAAAGATAAAAGGAAATTAGTTATCACATATGAATTCGATGAAAAAATTAAATTACATATTCATAAAAGATACATTTGGAAATTGTATTGAAAAACCAATAAAATTTAATGATATTGAATTTGATATGATATTGCTAATGGGTAAAAAAGGTGTTGGTAAAGATACATGTGGAGAATATATATCTAAGAAAATTGGATGGAAAACATTTGCATTAGCAAAACCTGTGAAAGATATTGCAAAAATAGCATTTCATTTAACAGAAGAACAAGTTAATGATAACCAATTAAAAGAGCAACAAATATCCCATCTCTACAATAGAACACCTAGAATAATAATGCAAATGATTTATAAAGAACTTTTTACAGAATCTTTATCAAAAATATTTCCAGAATATGGTAAATTATTTTTTATTCATCATATGGAAAGACAATTAGATACTATCAATAAATCTCCGAAAATAATTATTACTGATTTGAGATCTCCTGAATATGCATCATATTTGAAAAATAAATACAAAACATTAATTATTAAAATAATCAGAAATTCGAATGATGCAAAAGATTCACACATATCAGAAACAGAAATTGATAATTTTTATTCATTTGATTACTTGATTGAAAATGATGGATGTTTAAATGAATTATATTCCAAATTAGATTTGCTTTTTTTAAAAATTTGAAAAAAATACATATTCAATAATATTTAATAATGTTATTAGATATAAAATCATAGTAATATATTAATTGTAGAATGAAGAATTTATATCAAGTGTTAGATCTAACTGAAACTGCAAATCATGAAGAAATTAAAAAAGCATATCGAAAATTATCAAATAAATGGCATCCTGATAAAAATTCTAGTGAAGAAGCTGTTGGTAAAATGCAAGAGATAAATGAAGCATATAATATTTTATCTGATCCGGAAAAACGAAGTAAATATGATATGTATGGTGAAGAAGGTTTACAAGATGATCAAAATCCATTTTCAGGAAATAATATTTTTCAAAATATGTTTAATAAACAACATCATGGAATATCACGCATATTAGAAACAGTATATATTGAATTGGAACAATTTTATTCTCAAACTAAAATGAAGACTCAAATTGAAAAAAGTATTTCATGTGAAGATTGTCAATCAACTGGATTCACTGATAAACAAATTCATCGATGTAAAAAATGTGGTGGAACTGGTATTTCAGTGATTATTCAACATATGGGAAATATGCAAATACAACAACAAATTCCTTGTCAAGAATGTCGCACAACAGGTAAAGATCTACGTAATAAAAATATCATTTGTCAAACTTGTCATGGAAAGGGAGAAAAAAATATCAAGGAAGATATTGAATTTGATCGTCCTCATAACATTATTAGAGATAATAAAGTTCATTTGAAAGGTAAATATATAATCAAAGATGGTAAAAAATATGAAATTACATTAGAAATAAGAATTAAATATCCTGAAAATTATGAAATGTTTCACAATGGAAAATTATTATTAAAATACCGCATTAGTTTAGCAGAATCTTTGTGTGGTTTTAAGAAAATTATTAATCATCCAAGTGGAAAAAAAATTATCATCGAATCTCCTCCAGGTAATGTAATTACACAAGAAGATATTTATCTTTTAGATAGATTGGGTCTACCCATTGAATCATCATGTGGTCCCTTATATATAAGATTTGATATTAATTATCCTAAATCTTTTGATATACCGGCTCATAAAAAATTAAGCTTCGAAATACTTGAGAAAATATTAGGAGGTAAGCTTACTGCAGACGCAACTAAAATGGAAATTAGTACAATTGACACTATTGATTTTTATAATCTTTCTTTGATTAAAAAGGTTGAAGGCAAACAAGATTATGATTCCGATGAAAATATAGATGATTCTGGTGCTCCAAATTGTTCTCAACAATAAATTGATAAATGTAAAGAATATTTATATTTATCAATTATAAGAAATAAAATGATACATTTAGCGATTGTAGGTTCTTCTGGAAATCAAATTAATGATATGTTAAAATTAGATGAAAGACACATTAAACAAACAATTAATCATGTTTTAGATTATATTGAGAATACATTAAAAAAAGAGACTTTCGAAATAATTTTAGTTTCTGGTGGATCTCCATGGATAGATCATGTTGCTATCCAACTTTTTTTAACTGATAAATTTGCCGGATTACAACTTTATCTACCTTCTAAATTTGATGTAAAAAAAAACCATTATGTTAATACTCATGAAGGAAGAAAATTGAATGAATTACATAATATTTTTTCAAAAAAAATAGACATAAATTCATTATTTGAATTAACGAGAGCCATTTTACAAACAAAAAATATCGAAATTAAAAGGGGATTTTTACAAAGAAATAATTTAATTGCCAAAAATTGTGATCATTTATTAGTATTTACATTTGAAGATAAATATCCTACAAAAGGAGATATTGCACATACGTGGAAAAAAGTTCTTCATCAATATAAGAAACACTATACATTAATATGATATGTGTCTGATTTTATTTGTAAAAAATTATCTCTCATCTATAGATATATAATGAATCGTAATATTCGGCGCATTCCTCGTAATCCGGAATTATTTAATTCACCTTATGGAAACATTTCAGGTTTTCAAGCCACTGAAACATCAATAAAAAGATCACCTGGACATATGCCACCAACATGTGGACAAACTTTACCACAAAAAGTCACTGCATTAGAGAATGAAGTTGCAGATATAAATTGTGTTCTTGCAGAACAAACACATGAATTAAATAATCATGAAACAAGATTACAACAACTTGAATCTCATATGATTTTACGCCCTCAACCTCTTCCTTGTCTTCCACAACCATACCCTCAACCTCTTCCTTGTCTTCCACAACCATACCCTCAACCTCTTCCTTGTCTTCCACAATCATATCCTCAACCTCTTCCTTGTCTTCCACAACCATGCTCTCAACCTTGTCCTCCATCTTGTTCATCGTATTATTCACCTTGTCCTCCACCTTGTCCTCCACCTTGTCATTCGTCTCATTCATCTAATCCATGTAAATGTGAAGAAAAAGAGGAAAAAAAGAAAGATGAATGTTGTCCTGAAAAAAAATATGAACCTTATGCTCGAAATATTATTTTTGAGTATAAAAAAACTTACGCTAGAGCTGCTGATGGAATATTGTATTTGGATGTAGTAGATCCAAATGAAATAAATCCTACATCAAATGTCAATAAATTACCAATATCTATATGTAATGCAGACCCATGTTTTTCAATTGCGGATGAAATTATTCCATTAGATTCTGGAGTTGCATTTCTTTTACCATTTGATTCTTTTATTTATCAAATAAGTTTTAGTGCGGAACTGAAAATTAATACAGAAAGTGCTGGGGTAGTTACGCCTCTTGGATCTATATATTATCTAAGTAATTCAAATAATCCAACATCACAACCTGCTATAGCAAGAGTGATCGTATATCAATTAAATCAAACTAATACAATTGTAGATATTAATATTGCGAATCAAATTAGTTTCACATGGAATAATATAGATTATGATCCTGCAAGCCCAAATACTCCTCCTGGAAATTTTATGATATTTCAAGATTTATCAATTCCTGGACAAAACGATACGTATTATAAAACTCATTCTACACATCACAGTAGTGTGTTTAATATATCACCAATTCTTGATTCTAACGGTCTTCCATTTGGAAGAAGACTTGTATCGATTGTAGTTACAAGAGGATTTTCTTTTAATAAAGCAAATATGACAATCGTACGACTCCCAATTTAATTAGAAATATTATATTGTTTAAACAAATAGTATTTGTTTAAACAATATAATGATATCAAAAAAATGGAATTTAGTTTGTTTTATTCCTGATTTAAATGATCCAGTTGAATATCAATTATTCAGATTGAATTTAATAACCTTCATGAATGAATTGAAGATTGATAAAATATTCATCTATTCAGATCATAATTTATCTGAATTAGTATGTGAAAATAATTTAATTAAGATATTTCCCACTATTGATAAACGTTTAACAGTAATTCATATGCTTCTCGAAAAAAAAATGAATTTTATTTATTTATCTATGAATCGAATTGCATGTTTATCGAATCACAGAATCACTCAACAATTAGATATTAATGTGAATATATTGGCAGATATACATGTAATTAATTCAAGAACAATGATTAATACCAATTTAATGATATTTCCATTTTCATTAGAAAATGAAAAAATAATCGAACAAGTGGTTGATTTTTCTACTAAATTAAATGAAAATGAATATGATGATAGAACTATCACCAGTATATCATTATCTGAAATTTTATTAAAAAATGATTTTCAATTTGAATCTATTTGTGATAATATATATTTAAAATCATTTATCAATTATTCTGATGATGATATACATCAAATTCAAACTAATGTACATGAATTAATTAGTTTAAAAAAAAATATTGATTGGAAATCTTTAATAAAACAAAGACAACTAAATCCCCATTTATTCAATGATAGATTAATTTTTTCTAAGATTATTCTTCACGAAAAAAATGGAAGTTTGATAAATTATGCAAATTCTCGATATCTTTACTATCCAACATTAGATATGCAATTTGATAATCCAAAACACATTGAACATGTTACATTTGATAAAATAAATGTTTTTCATTCCTTCAATACAAATAATTTTAGCGATATATCAATCGATAGAATGAATATTCAATCAAAAATGTATAAAAGATTCAATAATAAAATGTCCGGATTATTTGTTATGAAGATGAATAATTCTTATAAAATTCCCAAATTCTTCCATCATATATGGATTGATACAAATCCTGTTGATTCATATATCAAGGCATGGAAATATGTATTAAAATCTCCGTGGGAATATAAAATATGGAATGTAGAAGATATCATAAATGAAGCAAATGATAATTGGAAATCTTTGTTTAAAAATAAAACAGATAAATTATTTATAGCATCTATGATTATTTTGATGAAATATGGAGGCGTTATTGTAGATTCATTCTCTCTTCCACAAAAAATTATTCCAGATGAAATATTAAGTCATGAAATGATTATTGGATTTTTGGATGAATATCAATATGGATTAAAATTATCCTATCGCTTCATCGCGAGTATTAAAATGGATGATATTTTCTACAATAATATTTATTCTATATTATCAAATAATGAATCAATTGATACTTATTTATTGTCAAATAAATGTGTGACCGTATATCCGAGTTATTATTTTAATCCAAAATTATCAGGACTTCCATCAGATTTTATTAAATTTTCTGTATGTATTCATTTATGGAAAAAATAAAAAATATCAAATTATAGATATTATGAGAAGTCAATGGGAACTTTTTGCAGATTCATTAAAACAATATTTTAAATGCTGCAGTATAAATTATTCAAATGATGATTATTCTACTATAAAAGTATGTAATATCAAAAGTATTAAACACTTTTATGCTAAATACAGAGAAAAATATAATTTGAAAGATACTATTTTTCTAGATCCAGATATTGAATTCATTAGTACATTTATTGCGAGTAAAAAAATGGAAGTAATATTCAAAAAAACTTATGTGGAAATAAAAAATGTGAATGACTATTATCTTGAAAAATTTAATTTAAAACAGATAATGGATGGATATTCTATTATTAAAAATGGCAATCCCTTTATGAATTTTTCAGATATGAAAAGAATAAGTATAAATAATAATGAAATTGATGGTCATATGACTATTATCAATTATGATAATTTGAAATTAAAAATTGGAAACAAAGAAATAGCATTTACTGATTTCTCTAAATATGGGATTATTTTTATTAATTATGATTTATTTACTTACTCAAATAAATTGACAATGATTATTGCAAAAGATAAAAATAATAATATTATATTATTACAACATCCACGTATTGATATATTTAATTTGATACAATTATTACTTGTATGGGATGTAATAAATGCGAATATATTAAATTGTAATAACTTCTGATTTTGAATTATTATCGATTTCTTGTGATTCAATATCATCAACATTGGATGGTAATTCTTCTGGTTTTATCAATCCAGTATCTACGATATTGCGCAAAATTTCATCACACCATTGTTTTCCCTCTTCTGCTTCTTTTTGATGCTTACGATAAAATTCAATATAATCTTGCTTGTTTTCATCGAATCCATTTGCTTCATAAGCGAGATTTCTTATAAATGATTCTTTATACTCAAATTTTGCTTTATGTTTGGCATAATTATCAATATGAAATTCAATTTCTAATTCTTGATTAATTTCTTTTTTCTCTTTCTTCTTCATCTCCACCTCTTTTTCAAAAACATTTTTGTCCCTGTCTTTTTCCGTTACTTGATGTACCAATAGATCAGATAATTTAATATCTTCTACTTTTTTATTAATTATCTTATCACGTATAATATTTTTGTAAGGTGCATTTGTCATTTTGAATTGTTGATTAAATTTTTTATTATCTTGCTCCTCTCGTATTTTAAAATTGGGAAGAATATCTTTATTTTCATCTTTTTTAATTTTCTGCGGTTTGAGCATCTCTTCAATTATATTTTTACCGCAATTATTACCCTTTTTATGATTATTTTGGACGGGTATATTAATGTGTTGTTGTTCAGAAATGGATGTTATTTTTTTCTGATGTATGTAATTATTCAGATTATTTAGGACATGTACATTTTGATTAATTAGTTGATTATTTTGGAATGGTGTTTGATTTGGATTCTTTGCCATATAATTATTGAATTGATTTAACATAGGATTACTATTAACCATATTTTGATACATTGAATTCATTTTACTATATGCTTTCTACCGGATTTTTTTTATTTCTATTCTTCGCATAAAAAGAAAAAAAATTATATTAGTGGAATAATAATAAGTTATTCTTAAATTTGATCATTATCATATATATTTTTCAATATGAATTGAAGATTATTAAAAGTAATTATTTCGCTTTCATCAAAATTCAAAATTTTTTTGACTTTCATAGATGGAGTTATTTCTTTATTTTTAGGATCAATCATTTCATTTTCTTGGAAATATTTGTACATCAATTGTATTATTTTTTGTTTAGATATTTGAATATCATCTAACCCAAGTAATTTGCGTAATTTTTCAGGAACGGAATATATCTTATCAAATTCTGAAATTCTAGCATTTTTTTTTTTCGAACTTATATTCTTTTTAGATTGTTTCACTATTTTTGACATATTTCTCATTAATTCTTGCTGTTCAATGTAGTTTTTTTTTAATTTTTTTTTTATTTCTTTAATGTTCGAAATTTGTTGGTTCATAATAATATCTGTTATTTTTTAATTTTATATGAACTTTACAATACATTTTAATAAATGAAATTATAGAAAGCATGCAAACTATAGCATTATGATGAAATTATTAATAAATTTAATGAAAAATATATGCGTTATAAAAATAGATTCATTCATTATATAAATATAAAATGAATGATTACTCAGATAATTTTAAACCAGTTTCATCTACTGAAAAATTCAATTCTAAAGAATATGATATACTTGAGAAAAATAAACAATTTTTTTCTCATGATAAAAAATATATTGATCTTATGCTTAAAATTATCAGTAGAGAATCTGATATTTCAATTCGTATATTGGATTGGTTTGTTACAAATTATTCCAAAAAACATAATACTTATTATAAATTGAAACAAAATGGTTCAGAATCGTTATTCTATATACACAGTCAATATAAAAATCAATTGAATGGTTATGGAAAATCATATTTTGATCCATTTTGTAGAAAAAGGAAGGTTATTTATAAATATAAATGTGCTGGAGAAGATGATATAAAATTCATTTCATCAATAGGTCAATTGAATTTTTTTCAATGGGCGATACGTAATAAAGTGATAAATTATGTTCAAGATAATATGAAAAAAATAGAAATTGATATGAAAGAATCAAATCGTATTAATCGTTTGAATAAATTGGAATTGAATACTAAAAAAGAATTTGAAAAAGAAAGAGATAACGAATTGATAGATGAAGAAGAAAATGAACCTGATCCGATTATTTGTTCTTCAAAAAATATTAACAGTTTAATAATTAGTAGTCCTAGCAAATCTATCACTCTAAAATCAGAATCAGATAAACACAACAAACGTCAACAATTATCAAAATCTGTATATGATAATGGAATTAAAAAAACATGTATTCCTATTCATTTAGAATTTGATTAATTGAATTCAAAATCTGTATATGATAATGGAATTAAAAACATGTATTCCTATTCATTTAGAATTTGATTAATTGAATTCAAAATCAGAATTATTGTAATAATCTGAATTTATTTCAATTTCTAATTCTTCTGAATTTTTTAAATTAAATTTAGACGTACATTTTTCTTTATCTGAATCATTTTCCAATATGTTATTTTGAATAAATCCATTATCTTTCTTTATTTTGAGGGGATGTTTCACAATAGAATTTTGTTCAGTATTATTTATGAGTAGTTTATGTTCTTTACAAGAAATTCTTGATATTTTCTTTTTATCTTCAGATTTATTTCCTATTTTTTCAAGTATGGCCAATGATACAGAATCTTTATCCGCATTTGATTCGAATTCAGAATCTGAATCCGAATTACTAAATACATATTCATTTTTAATCGGTTCAATATATTGTTTAACTTTAACTTTATATATAACTACTGTTAATCCAAGTATATTATTATCAATCCATAAGTTAGAGAATTCTAATATAAATTTTAATTGATCTTTGGATTTTAGATTAATTGGACTGATAGATCTATCTTCTTCATCGATGAATGAAATTGATTCAATGCGTACAGGTAATTTGAGATAATAATTATTTTTATCTATTCCATCTTCACGAATTAATGTTTTAAAATTAACATCACGATTATCAAACCATTGATTTCCAATATCACTTATTAATTTGATTATGTGTGATTCAAGATTATCTATGAACTTATAAAATTTATCTGTTTTCTTTTTTGATTCCCCTTTGAAATATACAGATAATTCATGAACACCAGGTAAATTTGTTTTTGTAATACCTTGTTTTATTTCAAGATAGGGAGTTTGACAAACTAAATTTTTAGATAAGTATTTTATTGCGATGATTTTGCTATGAGTTGAATTTCCAATTTTGACATCATCTAAATTAATATTCTTAATCTGTAAAGCTTTTATAGTCTGTTGTTTTATTGACATTATAATATTCTTGCTATATATATTTAAATTATTATAAACGAATTAATCTATTATTTTTATCAAAATATTAAATTAATCATTATTTCTTTGAGTTCTTTTTCTTGGGTTTTATTTCTTCTTCTTCTGATGAATCATCAGATATTTCACTCTTCTTTTTATCTTTGGAAGATAAATCATTTTCAAGTTTTTTAGTTTTACTTGACATTTTTTTATTTACTTCATCATCTTCTTCATCCGATGAAATAAAAGCAACACTATTTGAATTAACTGTTGAACCAGATGGAGGAGTATATTCGAGAGCAATAATTTTTAAACCTACCCCGTACATTTTATAAGTTGCACCTTGCAATTTCGATTTTGCTGCCCACAATTTATAATAATAAATCATATATCTTACATCTGATCGATATTTTATTAATTCAGATATTTCTGTAATTGTCGTTGGTTTCATTTCGGTTTTTTTTGTTTCCTCTATTTTTTTTCCGTCTGTTGTTTTCTCTGTTAAAATAATTGTTGTAACATTAAAATGTTCATCATTATCACCATAGCGTATGTTAAATTTCAATTTGCATTTATCTGGATAAGCTTCAACATCCTCTTTCTTTTTTTTCGTAAATTTTTTATTATCATTATCACTATCATCGTCATCTTCCTCTTTAATATTAGGTTTTCTAACAATTGGTTGATACATATATTCTTTTGCTTTTTCTTTGAATAATTTTTTCTTAATCTTATCTGAACCAAAAAATTCGTCTGCTTTTTCTAAATGTTCTTTGAATCGTAAAGCATTTGGTTGATTTTCATCTAGTGGAACATTAATGAATTCACGATCTTTATCATCATTTATTTTAAATTTTGGATTGATTTTCGGAATTCCACCTCCTCTAGTTAATTTCATCATTGGAGTTTGAACTATCAATTTATTTTTTGTATTTGTGTCGGGATCAAGATATTCAATATAAGATATCAATTGCATTTCTGTTTTTTTCATATTAGTAACTTCTACATTAATAAAATCGACATCACTAACTTTATATACTTTATTCATATTCATTTCTAATAATTTATTTTGTTGTGTATTATCAATTTGTTTACTTTTATTTGAATTAATTAGCTTTTCATCGGATGCATTGAAATCGTCTTTATTTTTCTTTTCTTTTTTATTCACTTCTTCGATAATATCTTCTTCATTTTTCTTCATTTCTTCGATAATATCTTCTTCATCTGAATTTTTGGATTGTTTTCGATTCTTTTTCCCTTTTTTTTTCGTTTCTTTCTTCATTTCTTTGATACTTTCTTTATCTTTGATATTTTCTTTATCTGAAACATCAGAATTATCTAAATCTTTAGATTGTTCTCGATTCTTTTTTCCTTTTTTCTTCGCTTCTTTGATGGTATTTTCTTCATCCGAATCATCAGATTTTTCTGATTTTTTGGATTGTTCTAGATTCTTCTTCCCTTTTTTCTTTGTTTCTTCAATAATTATTTCTTCATCCGAATCTACAGGTTCAGGTTTGAATTCTTGGTTTTTCTTTCCTTTCATCATTTTACTTAGTATAATATTCAGTATAAATTAATCTCTTTTTAAATGTGTTAAATTTTTCAATTTTTTTTATATTTAAAATTGAATTTTTATTAATATCTAAATATTTGTTTGAAGAAAACGATATCATACAAAATGATTACTTCTGTGATAACAAAATGTATTTCCATCAAAAGTCCCATAGAAGCATATTTACAATGTACATTAGGTTGTGCACCTGGAGAGAAATATTGTTCTATACATTTGAATAAAACTTTAAAAATCGATTATCGACAAACACAAGAAGATACTATATCAATACATGATGATTTTTTAATAAAAGAAATTCATAATCCAATAATTGGTTATTTTCCCTTTAATTCAACGGAAAAAAATAAAATAAATATTAAAAAAATCTCCACAACGGAACAAAATCATGCATTTAAGGAAGAAAGTGTCGAATATATATTAAATTCTTATTATGAAAACGAAGATGATTTGATAGTAAAGTTACTTATTTTGGTTAATGATGAAGAATATCATGAAGAAATACCTCATTTAATAGGACCAGTTTATAATGATATTACAGTATCTGAAGATGATAAAGATCCTGTTACTATGGACATTTTTTGGAAAATTCAAGATGGTAAAAAAGTTGTAGAATCGACAAATAAATATTTTATATTTTCCTTCCAGGATTCTAAAAAAAAAATTAGATGTTTAAGCATATTTACATTACATATAATGGTAAAAAATAATGATTTTACGCATCCGATAACATTAGAAATGATGTCGAATGATGATATTGAAAGAGCGAAGAAATTAATAAAATTATATGATTCTAAACTAGGGCTTTTCTCTATTGAAGAATCATTTTCTCCAGGATTAAGGTTAAAACAAAAAATAACAGAATTATTTCAAAAATTTCATATCCATAATATTTATTTTGATGTTAAATGGTTATTAGATTTGCAAGTAATTACTAAATTGAATAAAATTATAATAGAAACACATCAATTAATTGTACTTAATTTGAAAAGTATTAATCCAACATTGAAAGAAAATAAATTATTCATTAAAAAAGAAACGAATAAAATAATAGATATATTAAAGTTAAAAGAATATATTGTTGAAGAATGGTATAAATTAATTGAAATGTCAAATTCTCCAAATAATCAGATTCCAATATGGATAATTGCAAAAGGATTATCATTTGTAGTTCCTGAAATTAAAAGAAAATATCCAGATTTGATTTAAATTAATAAAATGATTTAATTTTATTAATTTAAATATCAATTTCCAAATTACATAATTTTTTGAAATATTTATTTTTTCCATCAAAATATGGACGATATTGCTTTTTTAATTCTTCCATATCGTATATCGTTTTATTATTTGTACTTTTAGTGATTATATTATCTAAATCGATAGTATTTGTGAACAAATCATTTGTTTCCTCTCTTATTTTATTGACAAAAAAAATTGGAAATTGTTTCCCATCAATCTCATATATTATTAATTTATTAATGTATAAAGTTATATTTTCACAATTGGGAATCATTATAAATTTATCAAGATTAAATTTGAATTTAAATAATTTTCTCCCAATAATATCACAATATTCATAATTATTTCTGTATACTTTAACATTTGATTCACTGTCATAATAATCTAATATTGTATTTAATTTGTCAGTATGGAATTGAGGAACGTATACAATCATTTTTGATTTATCATTGATTAAATTTTTTGAAGGAATACTTACATTAATTTTTTTATTCAAAATGATTGTTTTTATTTTGATGTTATTTCCATTATGGGAAAATGTTTTGTTAGTTAGAGACTTAAAAAATAATTCCCATTTCGATGTGAATACTAATTCCATTGTTGTTAATATTCATATAATATGTTTATTAACAATTAATAATTAATTTAATCAATCTTTTTCTTTCTCTTAATTAGATTTTCAATAGCTGTTGATTTTTTAATGACTACAGAAGATTGTTGAATTATTGGTTTCCTAGATGCTACTTTTTTTACTTTATCATGATCTAATAATAAATCAAAACATCCTGTACCTCCATTTATTAGACTGCCCACCATAATTCTTGCTGATACACTTCTAATATGATCAGATTCACCAAATGCAGCAGCTGCTAACATTTGTTCGACCGTTTTTTCGAAAGATGCTCTCGAAAAAGGGTCAGTATCCAATTTGTTAGCACCATGACGATTAACAGGAATAATGCCTCCCATATGTGTAACTGCATCTGCTAACATTTCAATGTGTTGATAATTACTGTATCCACCTGAATCAGTTATAGCAAGCATAAATTCTTTTATGTATGTTGATCTCGCTGCTTCAATTCCATAAATTTCACGAATTGTTTCAATATCATTACAAATTGTTTCTGATAAATTTATTCCATTAATTTGTGCGATTTCTGATAGATTTATTCCTTCCGTAATTATTACATATTGTTTTTTATTTTGTCTATTTCCTTCTTCATCGAAATCAACATATGTTTCTTCTTGAATATTGTTACTTTCATCTATTCCTAAAATTCCTTTTATTTTATATTTATTGATGATCATATCTTGAAATTGAATAAAAGTTCCATAATTATAATTATTTGCATCAAAACGAATGTGAATAATAGGAACTTGACTATTATCATAATTTGACACAATAGCACATTGAGATATTTTATCCAGAATTTTTTTATAATCTTTTTTAGGTCCTTTTGCATCTTCATAACGAGAGCTCCAATTATGACAAAAACTTGTTTTAATTTCAGTCATATTAATGTTCCTGTCAATCATTTTTTCTTTTGATAAAGTTAATCGCAATATCCATGGTAATCCTTGAATTTTATTTTGACATCCCATTTTTCCTTGAGGAGCTTCAAAAACATTATCAACTTCATCTTTTCGCATAATTGAATTTTCATCATGTGGATTTGGATCATAATATATATCCACGTTATCAATAATGTCTCTGAGTGTTGTATATTTCAAATGAGATGCTATTTTATTGGCTGCAATTTTATCATTTTTGCAATAATCTTCTAAAATTATTTTGGTTATTGGAGTTCGAATATTCTTAGATGCTCCTAATAATTCTTTGATTCTCGGAAGACCATAAGAAACAGTTTTACCAGTTCCTGATTTATGAAAAGATTTTAGATTAACCTGTGTAATTGGTTCACCAATACTTTGCGCTGCTATAAATCCAACCATTTCTCCTCCTTCTATTTTTGCTCGAAGTAGAGTTTTTCTAAAATACATAACAATTTCGTCAAATTCTTCCTTATTTAATTTGTAAATATCTGTACATTTTTTAGGTGCTAATGTATCATAGAGATAAAATTTCAACAAGAATTTTATTTTTTTTTCATCTTCTTTTTTAATAGAAGTTGGATTATTATATTTCGTAATTTTACTATACGAACCTGAATACATTTCTTTAATTTTTGATAAAACATAATATGGATCAACAATTATATCATTTTTTCTATTTTCTTTATTGATAATTTCCAGAATGTATTGTTTCAAATCTACCGGCATCATATATGTATCTCTGAAGGCTATTGCAGATGTATTTATTAATTTTTGAATTGTTCTAATTCGATCTCTCATTGAAACAAGTTTACGATAAAGTTGTTCATTCAATTCCACTGTATATTTATCATTTGTTGAATATTTATTTCTGAATTCTGTTATTTCTTCTTTTGAATGGATGTATTTTTCCCTAATTATATTATTATTAGCAGTTACCAACTCTATTTTTTGTTCTATTTGTTTCTCTGTATTGATGCCATTATCTCCGTAAACATATTGAATAATTTTATCGTTTGCATTTCTAACAGTACCGTCATATTCAACTTTGATATCTTCGAGAATTTTAATTAATTTTCTTTGAATATAACCTGTGTCTGCTGTTTTAATAGCAGTATTAATAATACCTTCTCTTCCTGCCATAACATGGAAGAAAAATTCAGCTGGATCTAATCCTTTAAGAAATGAACTACTACAAAATCCCCGTGCATAACCACTATCATCATGTTGATAAAACATAGGTATAGTTCTGTTATTAAATTTCTTCGGAATTCTTTTTGATTCAACAATGACTTGTCCAACGCATCCGATAATTTGTCCAGCATTCATTGCGGCTCCTGATGAACCAGATGAAATGGCAATGAACAATCCACCTTCTGTTTTGAAATTATTCATAATAATTTTCTCTACATTCGCTTGGATAGTTTCACGTAATAATCCCTGTATGTTTAATTCAAATGCTTCATATGTCATTATTTCTGGATCATTTTCATATTCCGTAATTGCACTTAAAACTTCTTTACGTTTAGTTTCGATTATATCCTTAATATATCGATGAACCTTATCAGGAACGATTGCATCACCAATTCCAACAGTAAATCCATATCGAATTAACCATTTTAATATCATTCTTTGTAAATCATCAATAAAATGTGTTGTTTCTCTGCTTCCACATTGAAACCATGTTTTATGTAAAATATTAGTAATTTCAGAACCTCCTAATTGTCCATCTGTTATGTAACCATTCAAAATTCTCATTATAAATTCTCCGTTATCTTTAGTTTTTACAATATTTATTTTACTTGGAATAATTTGCGAATACATGTATCTTCCAACATATTTTTTTCCTTTGATGATTTTATTTGTAAGTCCTTTACTTGTTGCCATTAAAATATTCATAGCATCTTTCCAATCAATTAATGTATCCTTATTTGTTAATAAATATGAACCCATTAATGTATCTTGTTTTGCGTTGATTGCTATTTTACTAGTAGCTGGACTGATGAATCTTAATGAAGCATTTGCAATTAAAAAAAGTTCAGTTACAGTTTGAATTGATTGAGGAATGTGTATATTCATCTCATCTCCATCAAAATCGGCATTATATGGACCTGTTACACTTACATTTACACGAAAAGTTAGATATTGTGGATCTTTTAAAACATGTATTTTATGACCCATCATAGACATTTTATGCAATGAAGGTTGTCTGTTAAATAAAACAATATCTCCATCAACTAAATGACGTTCAACTGTATCTCCCGGTTTTAAAACAAGTAGTTTTGTACGATATTTTAAATGTACAATTTGTTTAGTCTCATTTCCTTCTTTATCAATAATACTTTTAATTACAAAATTAGCGCCTGGATATTTATTTCTTCCGTTTTTCACCAATTGACTCAAATAATCTATGTTATCTTTATTAACTATTACCGGATAAGTCAAATTCATAGCGATATTAATAGGAATACCTACCTCATTTAATGCAATAAATGGATCAGAAGTGATAACTGTACGACCAGACATATCAACACGTTTTCCCATTAAATTTCCTCTAACCCGTCCTTCTTTACCCTTAAGGCGTTCTGATAATGATTTTGTTTGTTTATTATTTTTCTGTTGTGATTTGGGTGATCCAATAACCTGATTATCAAAGAATGTTGCAACATGAAATTGGAGAAGTGTAAAATCATCATTAATACTGGTTACTTTTGAAAGTGAACCATCACCTTTAGCATCCTTTAAATTTTCATGATTCTTTATAATATCTACTAATTTATGTGTTAAATCATCATCTGTTGTTGTTGATGAACCTATTTCTATTCGAATTGATGGACGAACAGGTACTGGTGGGACTGGAAAATTAGTTATTATCATATCTTCAGGCCTTGATTTTTTAGGATCCATGCCCATAATCATGCAATCTTCATCTGATATCAATCTTAACATGTCATAACAAAATTGAGGTGTTAAAATTTGAGGTGTTCTCTTTTTTTTGTCTTCACCCGTATCATCAGAATCTCCGCTCCTCTTTATAGGAACAGCTAACAGAAAAACATTAGTATTTTTCTTATCGATATAAATATGATGCGCAGGAGTACCGCATCCATAATTTGTTTTCTGACAATATGTTACCCCTTTTGTCAAATTTTTAATTTCCGCAAATCGTTGTTTACCTGTTTTATTTTTTAGTAATCTAGCTACTTCATCTTCATTTTTGTAAACTAATAACTTATGACATCTGATACATATACAACTCAAAATTATTTTGATATATGGTAAATATCCCATATGAAATACAGGTTCTACAAATTTGATATGACCAAAATGACCCGGACATTTTAATGCTCGCTCTCCACAAGTAGAACATTCTAAATTACCTTCTGTTACACCTAATCTTTTATCAACTACACCTCCCTCAACTGGCTCATTATTATTATAAATTTCTGCTAAAACTATTCCATTTGGATCCTTTCCATTTTGATTTTCAATAGCAGAATCTTTAATAACATCATTATTTGAATATATACTAAAATCTATTCTAGTAATGGGTTCAATAGAATCAGTTATAATTGAATATGTATTCTTACTCGTTTCCATACTAAAATATATAAATTATATATATATTAGTTTTAAATTGTTTGATTTTGCATATTTAAAATAAATTTCAATTATTTTTATAGAGATCGAAAATAGATAAATCATCTAATTTATGAATTTTTTTGTAATACGGATTAATTTCCGTAATTTGAACATGTGTACATTCTTGTTTCAAAATTTTCATGATTGTTGACATATCTATTATATTATAATGTAAATCTGTTGAAAGTATTCCTCTTAAATATTGATCTAAGATATTCATATTAAAATCAATCGGTTTATCATTCTTTAATAATATAACCTTTTTCCTACTATTTTCTACTTTAGAAATTGTTATTGATTTTATATCTGAAAAATTACCCCTAAATGCATAATGACAATAATCATATTGTTGATATAATTTGATGTAATAAATATTATTTTTATGCAAATCGTAATTCAATAAATAATTGATTATATAATTGATTGTAACATTGATCAATTGATCGTTTTTTAATAAATATACAAATCGAATTGGTCCGAAAATATTTACAAATAAATTACATAAAGTGTAATACCAGTTATAAATGAAAAAATATGAATAAAAAAATAAGAATTGAAATTGATTATAAAAATAATAGATAAATGATTGAATCATATTATATTATCAATAATGATAATATAATTCGAGATCTATCCACACTATTTTCCTGTCATATTATATATAATATGAATACAACTGAAAAAATAATTCTAATAATATTTTACCTAATTATTGTAATCTCGATACCCTTATTTTTAGATATTCTTTTGAGAATAACTGTAAGGAAAAGAAGGAAGTATATTATGAAACATTTAGCAGAAAAGAAAACAACAGAAAAAAATAAAGCATTATTAATTTTTAATAATCGATATAGTGGTATTGTTGTTTATAGTAATGATGATAGTGAAAAAGCAGAAGAATTTACAGGTGATGCAGTTGAAATAGCAAATAATATGGCAGATAATAGTTGTGTTATTCTAATATCGGAAACGTTAGAATATGTAGAAGAATTAGAACAATTTATACAACAATTGAATCGTGTATCTGGAGGGGATTTATTTATCGTAAATATCGAGAAAAAATCACCTAGAATGTTGTGGGATTATAAAATCATAAATATTATGGATAAAAGTTATTATACACCTGGTAATTTGATGATCAAATGGTCAAAACCTAGTAATTTGCAAAATAAAATTCGAAATATTTATAAATTTATATTCAAACTGATACCCTATAATTTATTTGCAGATGACCCAATTGTTAAAAATATTGATACGTTGAATAGCTTAAAATAATATTATTTGAAATAATCAAATAAACAATGACAGATGATTGTGATCTTTATAGTGATAATGAACTTATTTCTAAACAATCTACTTCTAATGGATCTGAAAATAAATTGCCTTGGATCGAAAAATATCGACCTCAAAATTTAGATCAAATTATTTCGCATACTGAAATAATAAAATCACTTCAAAATTTCATAGATAAGAAAACATTACCTCATCTATTATTTTTTGGTCCATCAGGATCAGGGAAAACAAGTACAATAATTTGTTGTGCACGTAAAATTTACAAAGAATATATGAATTATATGGTTCTACAATTAAATGCATCGAATGAGAGAGGAATTGATACTGTAAGAAATACAATTAAACATTTTGTTTCAAATAGAAGCAATATATTTTTACCGGAAGAAAGGAGAAATGTATTCAAACTTGTCATTTTAGATGAAATTGATTCTATGACAATTGAAGCACAAGGTATGCTTAGACAAACAATCGAGAAAAATAGTGATTCAACTAGATTTTGTTTGATATGTAATGAAATAGATAAAGTAAATGTCGCATTACAATCCAGATGTACATTATTTCGTTTCGCACCTTTGAATATGATAAATATTAAGCAACGTTTATCACAAATATGTGATTTCGAAAAAATAAAACATGCAAAAAATGTAATTAGTATAATCGCAAAACATTCTAAAGGTGATATGAGAGCCGCTATAAATATTTTACAATCAATTAAATTATCCATTAAACATTCTAAAATTTCAATAGATGATGTATATAAAATTTCTGGTTATTGTACACCAGAAACAATTGCTAAAATTTTCGAGATATTTGTAAAATTATCTAAATCAAAAATTAAAATTAATGTAGCAATAAAAGAGATTCATAATATTATTACAAATTCTAATATTACGATTTTTAATTTATTAGATGAATTAAAAAATATCATTATTGAATCAAATTTTACACAAAATCAGAAAATTTTTTTAATTGATAGATTTGCCATAAACGAGATATTTGATTCAATTAATATTGATTGTAAAAATATTATCATGAATTTAACAAGCAGTTTTATATTAGTTGAAACGATTAATTAAAAATACAATCTTCTTATGTTTTTATAAAAATTGAAAAAAAAAATTATTTATTTATGTTTTTTAACAAAAGATATAAATAAATAATAACACAATAAACTATTATAAAGATGACCGATGTTTTGAGTACCAAACTCGAAGGAGTTAATTTATCAGAAATTTTTCTTCCAAATCAATGGGTACTATATCTTTATGATAAGCAACTTTTTAAGAAAATCGCTAATCGTCCTGGATTCAAAGCAAAGCCTCACAAAGAAATATGTAAAATAAAAACACTCAATGACATAGTATTTATTCTTCAATTAATGGAAATCGATGTAGATTCGAAGACAGTTGGATCATCTTATAAAAGAATAAATCTCGATATGAATGATTACATTATAATGCGAGATGGAATAGAACCAATTTGGGAAGATCCTAAAAATTCTAATGGAGGAACATTTACTATTAAATTACCCCATTCTAAAGGTTATGATATTTGGTCCAAATTTATCACATATATGATAGGAGAAACATTAACTTACGATATGTCTCATATTAATGGAATAACTGTTTCATACATATCAGATTATAATAATCAATCACCTATCAATAACGCTATGAATAATTATACCTATATTAAAGTATGGGATGGAAAATCTGATAGAACGCGTGAGCAATTTTTGAGCATATTACCGTTCGAAATAAATGAGAAAATCAAAAATGAATCAATAATGTATTCTCCAAATAATAAAAAAAAGGATTTTGGTGAACGCAAAATTATTGATAAATTATCTCATAATAAACGCAATAATGGTCGTGAAAGAAGTGGTTTCAAAACAACCAATCGATTTACATAATATTAATTTTCAAATACTTTATATTTTTCTTTCAATAAGTTTTTATTTTTCCATTCATATAAATAAGATCCAATTGCATATCCGGTTATATTAAATAAGGGATTTATAATAAATTTAGAATTCATTTTGGTTTTAGATTTTATGATTTCAATAATTACAGAGATCAATATTGCCGCAAAATAATTATTAGGTATTAAATAACCAGCGATAATATAAATAAATCCGCTTAATAAAGTCCATCCATCAACATCTCCTTCTTCACAATTTGATTCGTTGAAAAAACATTTAACGTCATGAGGAATAGAAATTAATTTTTCACCCATGATTTTCCCTAACTTATCACTTAAAAATAAATGGTATAAATGCCACAAAATGGCTATAACTATTATGAAAAAAATTAATCTAGTGACTTGACCAATCATTATATTTATTAATCTAAATTATAATGCGATAAAATAATATATGTTATCAAAAATGATATTATATATTATTTTCGGGATTACCTGGCATCATAAAAACGTACATTTTTCCTAACGATCCTACTTCAATAACCAATACTAATGGAAAATCATTCTTCAAATACAAATCTATTGTTGAACATATTTTATTACATTTACTAAAATACATTAAATTTTTTAATTCATAAATTCCTTGAAATACTAATTCCTCTTTTCCATATTCTTTGTTATGTTTATAATCTTTATCTTTGTAAGTCATTGTTACTTTCCCATTTTCACTTCTACCCGTGAATGACATTTGATCATTCACAGATCTAATTTCAATATGTGATGCATTCGAATTTAAATTTTTACAAATTTGATGAAATTTATCTTGTGCTATAGTTATTTTATTTTGAAAAACTGTTTTTGGAATCGGATATTCTTGATTTGGAATATCAATTAATGAAAATTCAATATCAGTTTCCTCATTATTTTCAGCACCTGTTGCTAAAATAAATAATGAACTTCGATTGTCTTTATTCATATACATGACTAAAGGATCATCATCGCTGATCATTTTAAGATGCGCAATAAATGCATGCATATCAACACCAATAGTTATTTTTGGTTCATCACATCTAAAATATTCGAATTTATCTGCTTCGAGAGTTAATTTAACAAGTACATCCTGTTCTTCTGTCAATCTTAAAATTCTAATGCCTCCCGTATTTTTCTTTTGGGTAATTTTTTTTGTTTTTTCAACAATAGAGGAAATTAGCGTTTTATTTTTAGATTTATCAGATGTTTTATCTTCTGATATTTTAGTTGATTCTTTTGTTTCTTTTGATTTTTTTGTTTCTTTTGATTTTTTTGATTTGAAATTATCGCTATCTGAATTTTCATCTATAATTTTTTTTGATTTATTAGATTTTTTACCTTCAGTCAATTTAGTTGATTTATTTTTTTTTGATTTGAGATTATCATTATCAGAATTTTCATCTATAATTTTCTTTTTTTTTGATTTAGAATCATCATTATCTGAATCCCCATCGTTGATAATTTTTTTCGATTTTTTTTTTTGCTGTTTTATATTCGTAATTTCTACATTATCAAATTCAGTCTCTTCATATTCATTTTCATATGAAGGTTCATTATCCGCACGTATAAAAACTATACAACAATCAGTTATTACATGACTAATTCTTTCAATAACTTGTTTAAAAGCTGCAGTTTGTACCATTTTGACTTCTAAAATTCGTTGATCATTGTCACGATCATGTTCTTTCTTATTTAATTTATTTAATTTTCGTTGATGAAAGGACATTTATCACGTTAATTAAAGATTTAAAGTTATCAATCCTTTAAATAAATAAATTTATCTAATCGCATTTAAAAAATCAATTTTTTTTTAATTATCGATGAAAAATATCTTATATTAATATATAATTTAAAATGTCCGATAAAAATGTATATCGCTTAATAAATCCGTACATTGATGGTAAAATGGATACTATAATCAGATCAAAAAATTCATTTAATGCTGGAAAGCATCTTTATAATTCGCTTTCTAAATATTTTACAAATCATGTTGAAAATTTTTTTATGACAATCCAAAATGTCGAAACGAAAGAACTTACACATTTCAAAATTAATGAAACAAAACGAAATAGTAATAATATTGATTTTCATATGAATAGAATAGATGAAAATCTCCCCAATTCTATAGAAAAAAGTCTCATAGAAAATGTAGATAAACTTTCCTCTCAAACAGGAGGAAAAAAGAAATATAAATATAATAAATATGATGATTCTTCTGATTCTGATTCTGATTCATCTACCAGTTCTAATTCATCTTCATCTGAGAATCGTTTAATTTCTCCAATTAATAAATTTATATATTTTTCACTACCATATTACAAATTAAATCTTGTTGGATTAAACAATTCTGATCTCAATAGCATATTTATGCCAGTATTTAGTTGGCCAATCAATCCTACTGTCGAAATTAGATTAGATTTATATAAGATATAAAAATTTCACGAGTTATTTTAGAATATGTCACACAAAGATAAAAAAAATAAAAAAAATAAAAAAAATAAAAAAGTTAAAGCTGCATCCGAATCTAATGAAGAAATCGTTTCAGAAAATGAAGATTTTGTAACTAATGAAAATCTTGCATCTTCTGACGAAGAAAATAATGAAGAATCGGTAAAAATAACAGATAAACAAGTTCGTATTCTCAAAGCAAAAATCATTCAATGGTTAAATTATGATGATACTATAAAACAAATGACAGTAAATATGAAAAAATACAAAGATTCAAAGAAACATCAAGAAGATAGTATTATGAATATGATTGATAAATTTGGTTTAGGAGAAAATAAAATTGATGTTGAAGATAATAATGATGGTTTACGTGGTCGTGTTTATAAATATAAGACAACAACAAAAGGACCTCTCAAGGAAGAGATTATTAAAAATGCATTAATGGAAGCAATGAGAGATGAAAAACAAGTAAATCAATTATTAAAAAAAATAGATAGTAAACGTCCATTGACTGAACGATGTTATCTAAAGAGAACAAAAGGAGCAAAAGAATAATATAAAATTAATCTGAATATATCATTTTATACACAGATTAATTTAAAACATGCATTTTGAACAGTTCAAACAGATTTATGATAATTCTCGCATTTATAGAATATATCTTAATTATTTAGATTTACACAGAAAAATATCTATATTTAATTTTTTGGAATCAGTAGATCCTATGAAAGCAAATTTATATAAAATTAAATTTAATTACGATGAATATATTTATAAAATTTCTGAAATAAAAAAATATATTCATGTATATCAAAACTTAATTAATTTACGAAATACATTAGAAAATAATCACCATTATTTCCATAAATATTTAGATATTTTTATCAATAATAACAAATATATTATTGAAGAATTGAATATTAATGTATTAAAAACTAACAACGATTTAGATGATTTTATTCATGATTTTGCTAACCATATTTATCTTAAGGTTAAACCATATATCAATTGTTGTTATTATATCTCATATGAAGAGAATACTAATTTGTGTAATTTAATAGGAATTAGTTCATCTTTTTATGTTGATTATAATGAATCAATTAATTTATCTGTTCCTAATTTTTCCATTGATCCATTAAAATTATCGGAAATGTCTTCTGTGGAGTTTGAAAAATTCTTGAATGTAAAATTTAACAATGAATTTGATATTGGCTTATTTGTACCAGAATTAGGAATAAATTATATTTGCTTTGATCAGCAATCAGAGATAAAAATCATTGGAATACCTAAGAAATCAAAAATCATTACATCGTATCAAAATTACTCAAATTACTCAAATTCTTTTAAAATAATAAATCATGAGCAATTAGAAATGAAAAATTGGTTTAATAGATTGGATGAAAATGGAATTTCTAACATTTATTTCATTGATGATTTATTTAATATGTTAGTAGAATCATATCCCCAATTTTTCCACCATGATATGAAAAAGAAATTTAGAAAATTAGCATTTTATAATTCAAAATAAATATAAATAAATAGCCATTTTTAATCATTTTTAATGAAATATTTATAAATAGCTATTTGATTCATTTTTAATGAATCAAATAAAATAATCATTTTTAATAAAATATATATAAATAAATAGCTATTTTAATCATTAAAAATGAACGAAATACATTCAATTATGGACGAAATGAACATTCGTGATATATATCAAGCTTATACTGAATTTATTAATTTTAATGAGGATATTTGTCCACATATCTTTAATAATTTAACGATGGAATGTTTTTTGAAATGGGTTATCAAAAATAATCCAAATATGAGAGAAAGTGTACAGAAACAAATCAAAGATAGCAAAAATCATTTGAATGATTAAATTTATAAATGTGAAGAATTTTTACTAAATATTTAAATAGGATTGCAAATACCTTTAATATTAGTATCTGGTTCAATACTAGATTGCAACCAAGGAGACACATTAATTTTAGGATTTGCAATATCTCCTCTGATATCATGTGTTCCATTTTTCAATGAATTACCTACTGTATTCACTCCCATATGTACTTTTGGATGAATTAAATGAGTTCCTTTTATTTTCTTTGTAGTTAACAATGGTTCTACATCAAACCAATCTTCTTCGACTTCTTGTGGTAGCATTTTATTGATATCAAATAATTCTTTAACATCGTCGGGAGTTCTTTTTGAAAATCTTTTCTTTTTGTATGAAAAATCTCTAGGATCATATTCATCTTCATAATAAGGTAATTCCATTTTCTTCATATTCAGTTGTTTCTTTTTTCCATAATTATCAAAAACTCCATGTTCACCAGCCATTGGATCTGCTGGTGCAAAAGATCCTGTACCTCCTTCCATTGGTCTATCTTCAACAGTATATTGCGCAATAATATCATCTACAATAGAATCACTTGGATCGCTGTATTTACGATTATCAATTAAAGGTGGATTTGCAGGACGATTTGTTATAGATGGAACATATGATGTTTTACTTCCATATGATCTATCAACATAATCAACAATAGATTCTCCAGCTGCACTACCAATAACACCATCATTATGTATAGGTTGTTCGTTATTTGAATTCAAATAATATACAACCGCAATCAATAATACAATGGCAAAAATAAAGATAAGTGTATTTTGATTAAATCCTGTTTTATCAAGCATTATATTCTATATATAATCACTAGAAATTTTTAGCTCGTATATGGTGCTATCCATTCGATTATGAATTAATTAAGAAAAATCTATTTTTCTAACAGTATAAAAAAATATCTAGTGTAAGTATATAATTTCTACTATGTTCACAGAGAATAATATCAATAATATATCCAAAAAAACGGGTGCAGAAATATTAGATATGTACGTAAATGGTAAAATCGATGAATTAACAAAATGTGATCTTTCTATTCCAATCGATACACGTGGAAATAATTTATTACATATGCTGGCATCGAATGTTGATTTAAAAGTATTAAAGAAAGTATCAGAAAATCCAAAATGCACAACTTATACCATCGTTAATAGGGTAAATTATGATGGTGATCTTCCAATTCATGTTGCAATGAATACCGATAATTCTCTTGAAAATAAACATGAATTCATTGATTTTTTAGTTAACAAATGTGGAGCGAGAACTGATATTCCCAACAGACGCGGTCAGATTATTGAACTTGAAAAATCTCAATTAAATTCAGAAGAATTTAATAAAGAAATGAGCGAATTATCTCAATTAAATCATGAAGTTGTAAAGAATTTGAGAACTTTAGCTTCTATTCGTTTGAATTCTGATCTAAAATCATCAGAATGTCAAAAAAATACACTACATAACGAAACAAATATAAAATCTTTTGATCATTTTTCAAACAATTCATTTATTTCAACCGAATCTGATAAGAATGAAAAATATAAATTTATTCTAGAATTAATCAATTCGTCGATTCCTGGAACAAATAAATTATCAAAATCAAATAGTAATACATTAGAATTATTTGGAGGACATACAGGAACAAGAATTATTCGTCCTAAATTAATCAATTCAGATAGTTCCTTCTTAACAGAATCTGGAACTAATGATTCTTTTATTACAAGAAGACGAGATGAAATTTTACGCAATCTTCATTCTACTATGGAAAGACCAAAAAATGATTCTATGACCACCGATGCATACAATGCATTATTGGAAAAAATAAAAAAATATTTCGATGTTGATGAAGAAAAGGCGAAACAATATAGAACAGCATTAAAAATAACAATAACACGAGAACATCCCGAATTGAGAAAGCGTGAAAATGATGCTTTGAAAATTAAAGAGTTAGAAAAAATTTTAGAAACCGAAAAATCAGCGAAAGCAGCTTTTAAGAAGATAGACATGGATGAAATTTTAAGCTATATGGAAGAACAACGTTTAAAATCATTGGAAAGATCAACAGAAAAGAACGAAAAAAATTCATCGAAAAAAGAAAAGGACGAAAAAAATCCATCGATAAAAGAACCAAAGAAAGTGTTTAAAAAAGATACCAAAAAAATAGTAACTGAAAATGGTTATATGATGTCTGATGATATTATTCTTTCTTCTGAATCATTTTAAAAATAGGCGCTAAAAAGAAGTAAATTATAATCTTATGTTTAGCAATATCTAAATATGAATGAAACAAAAGAAAGATCATCTTTTCAAACAGGTTTTGGACCCATGACAGATAAATTTATTGAAAATTTATTGTATAGTTTTACTTCAGGTAAATTAAAAGAAAAATTAGCTGATACAGTTGTCGATCCTTTTTCTTCAATAATTAACAAAAAGATAAGACCATATTTATATATTGGATTCAGTATGTACATTTTATTAGTAATATTATTATTGTGTATTATTTATTTAATATACAAGAAAAAAATATGATACGATTTATATAGAATAAATATATGAACGTAATAATACATTTATTAATACTATTCATTTTTATTGTGACAATTTTGATATTGAATATTCCAAAAATCAATGAAAAAAATAATATTAGCATGAAAATTTACATATTCATCAGCATATTTTTATTTGAATTTTTTGTTGATATTTTTAATACAGTAACAAAGAAATGTGTTATAAATTTGAATAAAATAACAAGAGCCAGTTTACAAGCAGCTTTGATTGCAGTTGTTGCTTATTCGATATATATCGATGTATTACAATCATCTAATTCATTTGTAACTCATTTTAATTCTAATAAATCTAGAAAAATTATTATTGCAATTTTCATAACAGTATTCTTACTATTTAATTATTTAATAGAAGAAATTTTGATGAAAGTATATCCTAAAATGAACGATTATTTAAATGATTTTTACAAGGCAAAATAATCGTACTATAAATGATCAATCATAATTTTTATCGCGTGTATAAATATAAATAAGCAATGATTTCATTACAAGAAATTATCAAATATGTTGGTTTGATAGCAATAATCTATTTTTTAGTAAAAGCATTTTCGGAGGATAAATTATCAACCAATCAAGTATTATTGTTATCTTTGTTAATATTGATTGTTGCTGCATTTGTTTTGTATAAAAGTAAGAATGAATGTATAAAAATACAACCAATTCAGAAAAATGAACATTATCAAATCACAGATCCTCCAGTAACTGATTCAATTTATCCAGGACCTGAAAATCGAGAAGAAAAATTAGATTCAGTAGAAGAAGATCCAAGTCCACTAAATGGACCTAACATTGATAAAGATATTAGAGATTTTAAAGATATTATGACTATTGATAAAAAAACATATGCAGCTCTAATAGCAGAAGAACAACGTGCTGAAGATAGAATAAAGAATAATTATAGAGATGAAATGGTGTATACTAGTACTCATCCATTTAATACTATTCCCTTAGGAACACAATTATATGGTTATACTTATTTACCACCTGAAAATTGGTTTAGAGCATATGAAAGACCACCTGTATGTGTTACAGATAAAAGATGTCCTGTTTGCCCTGTAGCTGAAGGAGGTAAAACTTCTGGATTAATGGAGTTTGATACATCTAATAATGTTGTGGGACCAGATGGAATAAACCTGAGATACGTTAAAAAGATATTAAATAAAGATAAATAATAAAGAGATAAATAAGAATAAATAAAAGATAAAAGATAAATAAAAGATAAAAGATAAATAAAGATAAGAGATAAATAGAGATAAATAAGAATAAATAAAGAAAAATAAAAATAAATAAATGTATTTATTTCACGGAAAATATTATTTCAAACTATAACGTTTAGTTTAAAATAACAGTTTTATTTAAAATATTAAGTATATAACGATGTTCAACTATAAATATTTGATAATAATAATGATAGTTATATTTGGAATAATTTTAGTTTATTTTTACACTGAAATAGGTGAAAATAAACAATTATTAAAAACTATTTATCAAAAAGTTCAAACGTTAGAAATGAAAATAAATACAAATCAAAAAACAAATTCTTTCATCAAAAATTTACCGATGAAAAATCAGAGAATAGAATCTCCAGCATTTTCTATTACATATCAATCTGACGCAATAAAAAATAATAATTTAAGTGTAAAATATTCTGATTTATCTGAAACGGAAGCAAAAGAATTAACGAAGAAATTAGATAAAACATATTCCAATGATAATAAAATTATAAATAATAGTGGAACAGAAATAATTGATATAAAATTAGTAGATGTTGTGAAACAATCTAATAATACACCATTAATGTCAGAAAGATATCAGTTAAATGAATGTGGAAAAATATTAGAAGGACTTTCCAATGATATCATAAATATTAAAACAGATGATGATATAGATTTATTTGATAATAATAATATAGATATAAGCATTCTAAAAAGCATAACTGAATCATTAAGGTATGCAGATAATATATCGGATAAGTTATCTGATATACCAATTACTTCCAAGAAACACGTTTCAAAAAATATGAAAACATCTGTTGTAACTATTCCAATTAAAAAACAACGCGGTAGGCCTAAAAAAAATCAGGCAAAAAATTAATGATCATTTCCAAATATAATATATTTTTATTGGAATATGGATGAAATAAAATATCATCTTATCAATAGATATCATATGAATCCAATCGATCGTCAATATTATCAATATTCGGAAGCAGTTGCAAAAATGGTAAAACAACAATGTCCAATATGTCATAAAATTTATCTATCAGGTGAACATTCTATTGATATACAAAAATGTCCGTTTTGTAATGAAAAATTTATGAAAAATCATAATGTTGATCATGGAAAAAATTGTAGTGTTTGTTTTCAAAAATATCATGGTACAAACAATGTTTATTATAAAGATGGATGTCCTGCATTAATGGATGATGGTAGATTTATAACTTATTATAATTCTTCCAATGAATTGACAGAAACTATGAGAAAAATGAACGGTTTCAGAAGTGCAAATCAATTTCGAACATTTATGCAAGCTAATGCAGAGATGTTTATGGCAGCAGAACGTGCTTATCAAATTAAAGAAAATACATGTGCACCTACTACGGCGTGCAGTGAAGGTTGGTATGATTTATGGACAAAAAAAAATGGTTATTGGGCAAACAATCAAGCATTAATCTATTCATTGAATCATTAATCTATTCATTGAATCATTAATTAGTAACCCAACCAATATCATTTAAATAAATTAATCTTTTTGTACTTAATGGTGGAATACTCGTCCCAACATTAAATATTTGAACAGTAGAATTATTATTGGAATTATAGATAATTATTTCGATTCCATAACATGTAGCATCCGCAATGATAGTGGCATCTTTATTTACGATAAAAATTTTATTTAATTTCAATTCATTCTGATAAATAAATTCCTGTTCTACTGTCAAGACATGATAAGGAACGTTAGAAATGAATCGATTCAGATTTAAATTCAAATTAACATTAATATCTTTCTCAGTAATAATAATTGATTGTTTATCTTTGACATTGAAACTGAATTCACTAGAATTACAACTAATATACGTTGTTAAGCGATCATAAAAAAATTGTAATTTAGAAATAATTGTTTTTGAGGATAATAAATCATTAGATATTTCCTTTTTATCCCTACATTTTGTCTTTTCACAATTAATCTGTTCACAAATAGATTTTGATTTATATAATTCATTTTGTGAATCACATTGAACATTATGTTCTGGAAATGTAAGATGTCTTCTTAAAGATTCATTTTTTCCCGTAGTTAAACTCATTAAATCACTAACTATGATCTGATCATTATTTTTTTAAGCAAGAAACATATAATTTAATTTGTTGACAGATATTATATTAAATGTCTAGATATCAACCTAAAATTATAATAAATAATCCGGAAAAAAACGTATCTGATGACATAAATGCTCAATTTTTTCTAACATTAAAAACAGGAGATATTGATAATATTAAACAATTTATTTCTACAAATAAAATAAAAATAAACATAGTTGAAAAAAATTCTAGAAATACACCAGTACATACAATTTTATCTTTGGATTCTAAAGTCGCAGATAATGATTCAAAAATGCAAATAATTCAATATTTGGTGGATAATGGAGCACCTGTTGATTTACCTAATTTTAATGATATATGGCCAATACATCTTGCTGTAAAAATACAAAATATGAATATTATGAATTTTCTTATAAAAAAAGGTGCACAGATAAATAGAAAAGATAGTTCTGGTAATACTCCATTACATTGGTCAATAACTGGTGATCAAATTGAATGTCCCAAAAAAATATCTATTGGATCCCTAATCCCAGATCAAGGAATTGATAAATTGTTTTTTAATGATACTCTTCTTAAAACGACAGATCGTGTATTGGACATTATGAAAAAGGAGAACAGTATTAATGAAGATATTATTCACATGATTAACACAATAAATAAAATACCTCTCATGTATGAAAACACAGAATTTAACAAAGATATATCGAATAAGGTAATTAATATTTTTGTTGATGTTATAAATAATCCCTCTTATTCAGGAGGATTAAAAGAACAAACTGCAAAATTAAATCAACAAATTAATTTAGTTTATAGTCATGTAGTCGACGATTTATTGAGCCAAGCTCTAGGACCAATACAAATTGGTCCCAATAATACTGGCTGGGGACCGGATATTTTAGAAGATCCATTAATAGTCAAACGCTCTCCAAATAAATTGGAACAAATATTGCCAAATACGATAGAACAAATGGAAAAATCATTTGAATTAAAAATAAATAATGAGAAACAAAGATTAATGAATGATCAAACTTCTCCTGTTTTTATAACTCAAATAGAAGATATACGTAAATTTTCACTAGATACAAAATCTTATTTAATTGAATTGTTACTTAATGAAAATCAATGTCGTGATATTACTTATTTGAAAATATTATATTTATTATCATTTAATGATAAAATAATGGATTACAAAAAAAATCTTATTGATAAATTTATGAAAAATTATTGCTTAATTGATGATACACAATTTGAAGATGTTTCATTTTATAATACATTATATAACCAATATGAATTTGATATCCGTGCTTGGCTAAAGGATAAAAGATATACACTTGATGAAGTAATTGATTATTTTCCAACCGATATGGTTAATAACTATATTCTGGAGCATGCAGATGATAAAACTATTTACCCAAATGATTTTTGTCTTGTTTCAAATACATTTGAAAATGGTTTAATAAATTTAGATATAGTTAAAAATGATTTGATAAATAGGAATGAATTTGATAACCTTTTTCTCTCAACCATACAAGATCATAATCTGAATACTAATTGTCTAAATTATGAAGGCTGGTTTCAGAATTATTATAAACAATATTTCGATATTGGTGATTATTTAGATGTTAGTTTTTCGAGATTGTACAATTTATATCCTGAAATGGAATTCGTTAAAAATCAAATATCAAGACTTCCAGTACCTTACAATAATCCCGACATTACTACATGGTTTGATCTTCTAGACTACGTTATTAAAGATGTAAAACCAATAAGAATTAAACAAAATGATAAATATATTTATCAACCTTTTTTGATCATACAACCTGATCCTGCTCGGAATACGAAAAAACAAGATGATGTGCTGTTAAAAAGCAACGACAATTTTCAATTACCAAAATCATTTCCCTATTTTAATAGTGGTGGTGATAATGATTACCATTATTTGTTATATAGTGAAAGGTATAGAAATGTTAAATTATCTTTTATGGATGCATTAAGAATATTAGGAACAATTGAAATAGTTTTATATAATAAAACGATTAGATATCCTTATTATTGTGTAAGAAAAGACGATTATCCTGCTACATTTCTAGAAGAAAATAAACGTATTAATCCGATGATAATTAAAAGTACAATAAATGATTACGATACTTATGCTGATACTTTTCATAAAACATTAACTTCCACCACACATTCAGCTTTTCGTCTTGTGCAAAAAATATTTTATACACTAGTAAAATCAAAAATAAGAGAGGAAATCGAAACATGTTATGATCGAATTATTAATGAATTGAGATCAAGAAATGCTGATGATTTTTTACGATTAATCGATGCAGTAATTACTGACTATAATTTTTATTCATTAATAGCACCTGATAATCCAAAACATAATTTGGTTGGTTCTAATATCACACCTGGTAGTAAAAATATTTGGGACACTACGCATCCAATTATCGTTCAATTTGCAAAATTCTTAGATGAAAATAAGATATTGATTTCTAATAATAATAACATTGATGAAATAATAAAAGGAAAATTTATTGATATTGATTTATTGAATCTTGATGGAACAATAAATATTAGCTTTTTAAGAAAAACTATTGAAAATAAAACCGCAATCGAATTTAATAATATTAAGAATTTTTTTACAAATTCAGTTTTTGAAGATACTGTCGGTAAAATTATCATATCACTTATTAAAAATAATATTGTATTCACCGATTTCCTATTAGAGATGAAAATCATATATGATGAAAATATAGATTCACAATTTGAATCTCTAAAAAATAAAGATATGGATCAAGAATTTTACTTATCTGAAACATATAGTAGATTTTATTATGACATTTATCATAAAATTGTTTTGTTGAATCAATTTATCAATAAATTATATATAATCATTCGCGATATACGAACAAATATTAATAAAAATGCATATTACGATATTCCTCAAATTTTTCTTCCTACAATAATCAGCCAAATTATAAAATGTGTTAATGCATTAATTGATCTAAAAATATACATAACATATATTGGAGATAAATATCAAAAAATTAGTGTGTATTTTGATCTACAGATTTATAACGATATCATTATTTATTTTAATCGTTTCGTTATCGATCTTAATAAATTAATTGCATCCTCTTACAAAAGTTCAATCGATACAGTTAAATTTCATAACGATGTGATTAATTTCTTGAATTATAATAGTTCTTATCTATTATCAATCAATAAAAACGATAAATTATTTGATACAAATCTAACAACTTTTTATTCAGAATTTCCAAAATTGTTACCATCAAGTTATTATTTTTTTGATATTGAATCTATTCTTTCAAATTATAGTATTGATAAATGTACTTATTATGATTCGAATTTTGTAACGAGTGATATTTCTCTATTTGACTTTAGTGGTACGGCTCCCTTTAATGCAACATTCTATCGTAATTTAATGAATTTGGAAAGAATAAATAACAATCCTCACATCTATCAAAGTATATACAACTTATCGAATGCTAATATTATTAATGTAAATGTATCAAAACAATCGATTGAAGGAGATTTTTTGAAATGGGATGTAAATGTAAATGATATTAAATTTGATAATGCATTTATTGCATTCTCTGATCAAGCATATATTTTTGATCGATTAAATGGGATGCCTCCTGCTATAAAAAATGGATTGGGTGATTATTTACAAATTTTAAAGCAAAAAATAGTTCAAAATACAATCCAATATGTGATAAATAATCGATATGATGGAGCAGATATTGCAAATTTATATAATAATCTCAAAGATTTTGGAGGCGAAAAAACTTACAATGTAAATGATGTAAAGATATTTTGTATCATAGGTAAAATAGCAGATGGAATTCTCAATAAATATATAGAATATGGTGCAAAAATCAGTATCAATACTTGGATAAATCAAATCGTTAATGATAGATATCAATATGAACCATTAATTGATGTAATAAAAAAAACAATAGAAACAATTAAAGATAGCAATTATATGAATATTTCTCTTAAAGATGTTGCTAAAAAATCCATTATTGATAATTTAATAGGATTTAATATGAAATATAAATTATCTCAAATAAATCACAATCCAAATAATATTCCTTATACAACACGAGGAATTGAAAGTGAAAAAAATGAGGAATTTATTCACTATTTATATAAATTAAATTATCCTGCAACAATCGATTCTAAAAATAATGCTGAATGTTTCATGATAAATAAACACATTTCTACAAAATTAATAAATTCAGATACAATTAATGTGCGTAATTCTGACGGTGATACACCATTACATTTGGCTGTTGAAATGATGCATAATGAATTAGTAACTACATTAATGAAAAAAGGGGCAAAAAATGGTTTTAGAAATAATTTGAATAAAACACCTAGAGATGTAATGTTGGATATGTTACGACAACACATTTCATATAATAAACCAACTGGATCGATTGAATCTTCTCTACAAAATTTTATTTTACCCTTTAATGATATTTTAGTATCAAAATTACTTGATGAAAAATTCAACAATAATATTCTAGATTATATTACACTTGCCATACCGATACAATTAGTTATTTATAATCATATGTTTAGCATATATTTACATAATTATCGATATAATATTGATTATGATCTCAAAAATGCAATTATTAATATAATCGCTTCTTCAATAGAAGATACATATCCAGTGGATCTTTTTACTTTTGATAATGATAATGAAGTATTAGATATTATCAATAAAGATGATGATATTTATAATGCTCAGACAAATTTTAATAATAAAAATCAAAAGAAAATAAATGATTATGAAAAACAATTAGGAATTTTGAATAATCAAATTAATGGAATGGATAATGAATTAATAAAAACAAATGATCCTGATCAAAGAACATTTATTGAAAATGCAATTTTTAGTTTAAATAGTAAAAAAATTAACATTGAAAATAATATTAAATCATTAAAATATGAAAATATTCATCCAATGATGGATATTTCAAATATTCCAGCATATAAGAGTATTCTCAATATCTATTCTCATGATGCTTTAAAAAGAAATTTGGATACGATAGATTTTTATAATGAATTATTTGGAAAAATAAGCATCAATAGTAAAGAAGCTCATTTATCCGTATGGCAACAATATTTGAAAAAGGATATTTCTAGAACTCCTAGTATGATTTTTTTAAGATTGAATAAATTCATACAAAATAATCTTTACAAAGAGAATATGCCTAATATCAAAATTATATCAAATTTCATGAAAAAAGTAGAAGAGTATATAGAATTGAAGAATAATTTACCAAATACTGTGGAGGAAAATATGATTTTGAAAGAAGAATTTGGACAAATTGAATATTTAATAAATTTAATTATCACTCCTTCAATTATTAATATATTATTCAATACTATTTTACAAAGCATAGAAGAAATGAAATCAATTAATGTAATAACAACTGATTTAAATGTTATCATAGAAACAATTTCTAAAACAGAATATGGTGGTCAAACTATACATACATATCTGACTAATATTTTTCCAAAAATTGCTATTCATTATTATACTAATACCTTTGATAATAAATTAGATCCAAATAAAAAAATTACATCTGTATCTCAATTGTTCGAACCTATTTTGAATATTATTAAATCTACAAAAATTATCCTCATAGATGACAATTCCATATTAATAAAAAATATTAGCGAATATTTATTTCCCTTCATGGATAATACCTATAATAATTTTATAAACGTTATTCGTACAGTTATTTTTGGATATGAACGTTATTTATTAAATACATCACGCCTCCTTCAAACAATAAATGCAATTAATGTATCTGATTAGATAAATTAATTAGTTCTTTTAACAATAATTTGAGCATCTATTTTCTCACTTATATCTATTTCTTCAGGTTGATTCCACACTTCTACTATTTCTATCACAAAAGAATGATCTAATCCATTAAATTCAACTAATCTACCATCTGGATGTCTTATTTGAATATGAAGTTCATATAATACATCAACTGGTTGATCATAAACTTGAACACTAGGAACAAAAGAATCAAATGTCATTTCTCCAGGATCATTAAACCACCTAATTTTAGAAAAAACATTAGTCACTGGTGCAGTATTATGATATGGATAAAAATAAGCTAATTGAGGACATACAATATAAAAGTATTCAGGTCCAGTCATATTTAATTTTTTTAATCTAATTTCATATTCATTACCTAGTGTATTGTAATTGTAATCATCGGAATATTCATCAGTGTTACGAATAATATGACGGTATGGTGTGATCGCCACTGGAGTTCCAACTTTATTGAAACTCAATAGATTACCTAAAGTATCTTCATAATTAAATAATAATTGAAAGATATTAGGATATGTTACAATAATAGTGTTTAATTTTTCAGAACAAGTTGTTAAAAATGGAATATAAACATCTAATAAAACTTCATAATAATCGTCATTCAGAATTTTATCGACGATATGCGATCGATTAATTATTTCAGATGGCACATTGTTTATTGATATTGAATTATTGATTGTTATTATGTCACCTATCTTTATCTGATGGAAGGGATGTTTTACTTTCATTATTTGTTTATTTTCTAAACTAGAAACAATTGCTGTATAAGAAAGTGTATTATTATTACCATATTCATTTATTTGTTGAATTGGTGCATTACTGCATATTTGATCCATCCAATAATATGAATTCATAGCATTTGATAAGAGAGGAACTATGCTAAAATTAATCAATATACCGTCATATATAAATTTAAATTTTTTTCCGTGCTCCACTCTAATAACAATGAAACTATCACTATTAATGATAGTGATTATTTCGAATACAAAAATTGCATTTGGAAATTCCGGATTAAAAAAAGTGTCAGTTATTATTATATCCCCAATTTTAAGTTGATGATTAGGTAATAGTACATTATTTGTTAAATAATTGTATTCAGCATTTTGCAAGGTGGTTGTTGTATTTATCGAATTAATTTCTTGAGTTGGATTAACGACATCATAAACTATTTGTGTTCTATAAAAATTAACCAAAATAGCAATATTTCTCTCTAATTCTACTCGATAAGTATTATAACCATTTACTTTGGAATTATGAGGATGAATCATACCAATATACCTATATAAATTATAATTAACGTATGTGAAATTTTCATCAATTCGAATATGACAATTTGGAGTAAAATAGATAAATAAAAATTCGCCTATTTCTGGAGAGAATGGATTAATTTTTTCTGGAACTATTCCTGTACCATCTATACCAAAATTTATTTGCACATTTTCTGCAGCAGTTAAATCTATATAGTGATCCGGAATATATAATATTGGCGATAAATTATAATCATTTTTATCAATTTGTTTAATTTGTTGAAAAGATGAAAAAGTAACAACATCTGTTTTAACATCTATATCAACTTTGACAATATGATATTTATTATATCCAAATTCGTCAAAGATATTAACATTGTTAATAGGAATTATGTCTTCATATTCTCGTATGTATTTATGTCGCAGTGTTTTACTAAATTGTTTTTCAATTGCTCGTGCTAATTCATTTGGAGAATAATTACCAGGAATAATATTTAAATGATAAATATGATTCCCATCATCTAAATTTCGCCAATATAATTTATTATTATTAATATCATAAGTTTTATCATTTATTATTTTTTGAGAATTGGGAAACGAAGAACTAATAATTGTACATTGGATAACATTTTTATATGTTTTATCTAATTTGATAACATAATCATTCGGATTTGGATATCCGGATCTAATTGATTCGATTTTTCGAGTATAACATTGATTTCCACCCCCATGATCAAAATCAGTTATTACATTAAAATCAACTATTGTATTATAATAATTATTGTTAATGTGATCCAAATCATTGTAAAAACTATTATATGGATCTACAATAGAATTATAATGACAATCAACAATAAATGTATCTTTAGTTACAGATAAAATATTCATGTACATATACTTATTATTTTGTGTAATTGGGGAACCAGAATTTAGATAATTAAGTGGAATACCATATAAATTACAATATTTGATAACTGTATCATTTGTTGATAAAGTAGTTGTTTGAATATTCTTAACATCACTTATATAATTCCTACCATCTTGATAATTAATCGATGATTTTCTTTCTAACATAATGAGAAAACTGTCAGGATCTGATATGAATTCCGTTCCATTTTTTATAAATAATAAATAAACTGTTTGTTTACGATTTATATAATTGACAGGAATATTACCAATCATATCTCTGGATAAATCAGATCCTTTAACGTTTGAAATTTGAATTGTTAGATCGATAATTGTATTGTCTTTTAATATATAATATCGATTATCGCTATCCGGTATATTTTCATATGAATCATAATTCACTGGTAATTTTTCAATATAATTAATTACCTGAAACTCACTTGCATTTGATGGATTATATAGACCATATAATGATAATCCATGTTTGTTATAAAATATACGCATAAATAAGCTATTTTTTTTAACCATTAATACATTATTTAATGCTACAGTTTTAGAGATCACATTATTTAGAATGATATTATCATTGACTTCGAATGGATGATCTTCAAGATTTACAGTAATTAAACTAGATCCATTTGTAAATTTAATGGGATTTGAAGGAAGATTCCAAATTCTTTCTCCATATATATTTTCCGGATATCTGAGACGTTGTCTAGAATCAATGTTGATGTAACTGCTATATGTTTGAGTATATACATTGCCTACTTTTTTTTTATTTGTTACCGATTTTCTTTTGATATCTTCTAGTGTTTCTGGATCGAGACGTATTGATGAATCACCTTTTTCATAAATATTTTTATCAAAAAATTTATTTATATAATTCTTAGAATCATCTGCAGCAACTACATCCTGTCTTACCTTATTTCTTTGAAATGGAATAATTGAAACTCCTCCATCAGGGGTTATGCTATAATTTGCATTTCTATTAAATTTTACAGTATAGGGATTATTCGTCGTCATTTTTATTATTTTTGCAAATTATATTTATATATGAAATAATTAATTATCTGTTCGTTTATCAATAATGAAATTAGTGATTGAAAAATATATTATGTGTTCAATATTCTTATTAAATATAATTCTAATCTATGATTATAAATGGAATTTTATGTAAAAATTTTGATAATCATAGTATTAATTTGTATAATATTGTATTATAATCAACCGGATAAAAGAATAAGAGAAAATTTTGAAGGTATACCGGACACAGAATTTTTTAATTATTCTGATATGCCACCTGTTTTACCTCCAAATACGGGATATCGACCAGGACATGGATTACGTCATCCTGATCAAGATGTAGTGTGGGATGCTATTAATAATAGAAAAAGAAATGATGATGTTTCTACATTTGAACATGATCTTGATCCAGAAGTTATCGCAAAAATGAAGGAAACTATTTTGACTGATGTGTCAAGAACGAGTAAAACAGAAGTAGCATATAATGATGCAGGTGTTTATAGATCTGATAGAATTAGACCTTTTAATGATGTTCATTCATTAATATCAACCGCAGAAATGGAAAATGGACTTTATTTAGCAGATGAATTTGATAATACTTTTTATTCATTATGGGAAACTGATGAACAAAGAGAAGCAGATCGTGCAATGAAACGAGCAGAAGAAATTGAAAAATCGAAAATGGATTGTTTAGAATTTGAAAATGTAAATCAATGTATGTCTGTTTGTACTAACACTGATCATTGTGTTGGATTTTACATCAATAGTCCTAATACTTGTTGTATGTTGATTGATCCCCCTTATGTAACTAATCGACATTCATATAATAAACTTCCAAATAATGTCGATGCTTTTGGTAGAAGAACATTAAATAATTTAATTAGAAGAGCTGAAGCAACTGATAATAAAATAGTATTTGATTACATAAGAACAGATGGTGGAAATCATACTTATAAAGTAGATATGGATCGTAAAGAATGTAAAAAATTATGTCCAAAATGTATTATAGGAAGATGTCCTCCAAATTACAGATGTACAAATCTCACTGCGGATCCAAGATATAATTATAGTTGTTTAATAACTAACGAGGATAGATATGATGAGACTACCGGACAAACATTTGATAGTTCATCTGTACCATATCTTGATGAAAAATGGGGATTGAATGAATATGCAGATTTTGATGATGATAATACAAGATCTGTCTTAACAATTCCTCCATCAAATCGCTATAAAATTGATGATAAAATAGTTCCAAATCGTATTGAATTAGATCAAATTTTTGCAAAATATGATGCAAATCATGTTGGTCCAAATACTTATCAAAATGATTATCCTAAATTACGTGGTTTTGATGATATTATCGATAGAAAAGATGAACCTAGAGATCCATTGTTAGATATAACTAATAACATATATGCTAATCCACGATATGAAAACAGAACAATGGATAAAGCGAAAACTATTAATGATACTGGTTTAAAAAATGATTCTGGTGTTGAACATTTTATGTTTACTTATTTAGGTAATCGTTTAGCAGCGAATCAATCTGAAGGATCTGTTATAAAAAATGAAGGTTTAAAAAATATAAGTAAAATATATTTAGATTACGCAAAAAGACACGATAAACAATAAATTATTTTATCTTTCTTTCTTGTATATAAAAATATGTAATAATATATATAATGTCACAGTGTTTAATTGATGATCACGAACCAACTATAAATTTACAAAAAATAGCTACTAGAGGAGGAAATGATCCAATATCTTTACAAGGATATATACCTCTTTTACATAAAATGGATAAAGTTGATAGATATGGAATGAGTCTTCCTAAATTCGCTTACACACAAAATGGATGGCGTACTGATGGATACGATGTAAAAAAATTTAGTAACGATCCGAGAGAAATTGCAATTCGAGGAGGTAATGATCCTGTAAATATTTCTTCCTATTATGATACTACTCAACGTCCTTTACTTCCGATTAAAAAACCAATTACGAAAAATATGATTGAAAAATTCTCACCTGGATATAATCAGAGGAATGATTGTACAACTTTCGGACTAGTCTCAGAGGATAAAAGATTTAATATCTATATGAATCAACCTGATAATCGTCTCATTTCTACACGTAATTGGTAAGGATTTTTTTAGTAAAATTAATATTTATCAATATTATTTTTAGTAATTTAAATGTAATTTCAAAATTTAATGAATCCAAAATATAAATCAACAGTGTATGTCTCATTATTTTCATGAGATGCTTTCATTTTATATTCCAATGTAGATTGTTGAAATGAATTAAGAATTTTAGAATGTTTATTACTAATTTTTGATATTACATCAGAATGATATTTATGTTTTTTCAACGTATTTAAATTATCATATCCAATACTATTTTTTATTTTTAGTAAATTAGAATCTATTTTGTGTTCAATCATCGACAATAAATTATATTTATCATAAAATTTGTCAAGATCATCAGATGTAGATTTTAAATGATCTGATTGTTCTATTTGTATCGCTACATTCCAGAATAAAAATATTGTCAGTGATAATATTCTTTCTAATTCATTATCATTACATTTAATTGATTCGAATTTTTTCAATAATCTCTTCTGACATTCGATGTTGTATAAATTGTTATCCTTTAATTTTGACATTTTTATTGGTTCAATATCCCAAATAATATTACTATTTCCTACACAAAAATAACCGATAGAAGTAAATAATGATCGTTTATTATCACTATTCATTATTAATATTTGAAATGGAATGATATTCTCATCTTCTTCAAAATATTTACGATAAAAAACATATTCGGAAATATCATATGTTGGTAATATTCCTTCATTTACAAATTTGTTTATAATATTAACCTTATTATCAATTAAATTTTGAAAATTTTCGTATATTTTATAATTAGTATTTGCAAAATCAAGAAGAATGACACCAATTTTCATAATTAATTTATGACCTGCATTTAATATAAGTTCTTCGTAATCAATATCATTTCTAAAAAGAATCCATTCTCCTGTAGTTATAATTTCATCAAATGTGATCACTTTATTGGGTAAATATAATTTAATCTCTCCTCCTTCAGCTTCACTATCGAGACAAAATAATAATGAATAATATTTTAAGTATTTATTTTTGACAGGAGAAAAATTATAATGTTTTCCAGAACAATCACCTTTTTCATATCTAATTATGTCTACAGAGTTAGGTATTAAATTAAATTCATAATCAGTTGTTTTTCTAATTAATTGAACTAATAAATCAATATATTCAAATATTATGTTATAATCAGAATGATGAACTGTGTATGTTTTCGATTTTCTGAGATTTTGGTTTAATACATTATGCTCTAGTTCAGCATTATAAATTTCTAAATTTCTATAATAACCTTCGATTGTTTTTCCTGTTATGATAATAGAATCTGAAACTGAATCGAAAGAATGTTCATTTTTGTAAGATTTTGATGTGATGTAATCCATAATAAAATTTAATATTATTAAAATTAAAAAGACTATCTGCAATATTTTTTTTCAATTTTTTGTTAATTAACTATCATTGATATTTAATTAATATTTGGAAATTATTCATCATTCTTAGATTTTCTTTTTAATTTCTTCAATGTCGAACCTTTTTTTTTCGATATCAAATCAAAATATTTCTCATCAACTTCCTTTTCCCACTTATCATATTCTTCAATAAAAACATCCAATTCTTCATCCCACATTTGAGTTACAGTCTTTTCTTCCAAAATTAATATATCATTTTTTTTATCTTTTAAATGTTTTTTGAGTTTTTCTAATTCTTCTTCTGTCAAACTACTCCATCCGATAGTGGTGATATATTTATATGATTCTTTCTCAACTTCAATTTTAGTTTCAAATTCGGTATTAAATTTGGGAAATTTTAATTCTTCTATTCTCTCAATAATTTCGCTCATTTTTTTAGCGGTTCCTTTTTTTCCATTTTTACCTGAAGTGAATAAAATAATTGTTCCATCTATAACATTTTCAATAAATTTTATTTTCCACATTAAAATATCCATTTCTTTTTTCCATTTTCTCAATAAGTAATCTTTGCGCAATTGATAATATTGTAAACGAATTTTTGCAAATTCTTGTAAGATTTCATCATAAGAATTATATTTTTTTATTTTACCATCTTTGTCGAACAAATGCATGTTAGTTATATTCAATTTAGTAACTAATTTAAGTTTTGGTTCTAATTCTCCGGATTTAATAAGTTCGTCTAATTTTCCAGGTCGGAAAGTTATTGTAAAATTAATTCGAATTTCTGTACAATCTTCTGTATATGATTTAATGTATTTTCCAATATTATTATTTTTTGCTACTTTTGCAGTTACACTTTTTGTTGCCATTTGTTTGCGTCGTTTATCTAATTTATTGGATTTCATTTTTTTTGATCCAGAAATATTTTTTTTCTGTTTATCTATTTTTCCTTTTTTTTTTTCTTCCAATTTTGAAATCGTTCCACTTTCTAATAATTTATCGAGAAACATTTTGTAATTTTCAGTCCAACATCCAATTGGAAGATCTATTATATGGATGGTATCATTATCTATAATATTATAATTTGCTATAGAAACATATCCATTATGTTTTACTTTCTCTATCGTACCTGTAAAATGCCTATACCAGGGTATCATTGATTTTACTTTTTTACCTGCATTTATTCTTTTTAGATTCATAACTATTTTTCTTGGATCACATGGTTCAATGTTAGTTGAATATCCCATACCAATTCCCTCAACTTTATTTACTAAAACCATAGGTATAATTGGTACATAAAATATTGGTTCTATTTTTTTGTTCTCCTCTTCTTGATGTATCAAAATATCATAATCTTCTTCTATGAAAATTTTTTTACCTATTTCATCCAATTGAGTGTAGATATATCTTTCACTTGCCGAATCTTGACCACCACTTAATCTAGTTCCAAATTGACCATTAGGTAACAGTAAATTGAGATTATTACTCCCTACAAAATTCTGTGCCATGCCAACAATAGTTCCATTTAATGATTGTTCACCATGATGATATACCATATTTTTTGAAATAGATCCAGATAACTGTGCAACCTTTATTTCATGATTGTAAATATTTTCATAAATAGAACCACAATATACCTTTCTTTGTACTGGTTTAAATCCATCCATTATATTCGGAATAGCTCTTACATTTGCATATATTGTGAAGGAAATAAGTTCCTTGTGAATGAAATCATAATATGATACTTTTTTCTCCGAAACGTCTAAATATTTTGAAGGATTATAAGTATTAATCCATATTTTTCTATCATTTGATCTTTTCTTATCGAATGCAAGATTAATGGCATCTTCACAAGAATCTTTATATATTTTATTATGATCATTAGGTGTGATATCTGTAGAATTATTTATTAACTTATCTACTTTTTCTTTTGTACATGGTGGCCATATATAGCTTATAATTTTATCATCAATATCCTCAAACCATTCTTGTGCTTCTTCTTGTTTAGAAGTACCTAAACCTTTGTAATATTTTATTTTCCATCCTTTAGCATCATTATTTTTCTCTTTCCATTCTTCAAATGAAGGAATATTATAAAATACTTTAATTATTTGTTTTTTTCCCGCTCCTTTCATCGCTTTTAAAATAGGTGTATTGAGACATTGAATAAATCCTTCTTGTTTTGCCAATTCTGGCCAATAAAAATGTATAAAATTCATTACCAATCCTTTGATATGTGATCCATCTACATCTTGATCTGCCAATAATAAAATTTTACCATATTTCAATCCCTCTAAAGTTTCATATTTCTTCTTGTATTCTAAACCGATAATATTCTGAATTGCTTGAATTTCAGCATTTTCTCGAATAGTTGAAGGATTTTCTTCACGTACATTTAATAATTTTCCCTTTAATGGAAAAATTCCATAATAATCTCTGCCAATAACATTTAAACCAGACATTGCAGATGATCTTGCTGAATCTCCTTCTGTCAAAATCAAAGTACATTTCCATCCATTTTTCACATTTGCTTGATGTGCTCCATACAATTTATAATTACGATATTTAGATCCTCCTTTACCCATAGATGCTTCAATTTTTGCATTAGCATTAGAAATAATCTGATCAGCAACACCAGTTTTAATAATATCTTTGATAAGCAAATCAGTTACTTCATATTTGGATCCATAATCTGATACTTTTGTTGTCAAATATTCTTTAGTTTGTGTATCAAATCCCGGATTTTCAATTATTGAATCTATAAAAAAAATCAAATTTTCACGAATCATACTAGGTTTTACTTGTAAACCTTTTACTTTTTTACTAATATATTCTCTTAATTTTGCTGTAACTTGATTGATGATATAATCAACATGAGTACCTCCTCTAGAAGTACAAATTCCATTAACAAATGAAATATTTTGATGCTCTAATTGATCTGTTTCATCATAAACTACACAAACTTTCCATCTATCATTTGATTTAATATCAAATGCTTTCATTTTTTCATTTACCAATTCTTTAGGAAAATAAAGATCCACATATTTTTTGAAATTATTTTTTATTATTTCTTCATCGTTAAAATATACTTTAGAAGTAGTTGTCATTGCTATATCATATACTCTCTTTTTGAGTAAAGACATCATGTCATTTGTTATTCCATCAACACGAAATTTCTTAAAATCAGGAATGAAGCTTATTTGCGTATATGGTTTTTTTCCTTTAACTTCTTTTATTTTTGGTTGTGATTTTGTGTACATATTATCTGTAAATTTTTGATAAAATTTCAATCCTCTTTTTGCATCAAGTGTTTCTACTTCAAATAATGTAGAATATATATTAGCTAATTTAGCACCATAACCATTTTTACCACCTACTATTTTTTTTTCCTTTTTATCATAATTAGTTGATGTTAATAATTCTCCAAAAATCATTGATGGTACCATTATCTTCTCTTTTTTGTGAATAACTACATCAATACCAGTACCATCGTTCCAAACAACAATTTGCCCAATTTTTTGATCTATATTTATTTTTATAGTAGTACATGTGTTACATCTTACACTGTGATCTCGAGCATTTACAAAAATTTCATCACAAATTTTGTAAAATCCTGGGACATATACAATTTCTTTCAAAATAATTTCTGATCCAATATCTACTACATCATCATTATAAATCCACATTTTACATTTCTTATCATCAATACTACCAATATAAGTATCTGGTGCATCTAATATGTGTTCATGGGGTGTTTTTTTTTGATATGTATCTTCGATAGATTTAGATTCACGAACCATGTTATGATTTCATGGTAGTTTTTTATCTTTATATAAATAAATTCAAAATATCAATTTTTATTATTTTTGAAAAAAAAATTGAAAAAAAATTACATTTCTATTTAAAAATAACTAACCTCAATGATAAATAAAAATGTCTTGTTATACAAACGTTTCTGATTTTCACGCAGTTTTTGGACATCCTCATCCTGATAAATTAAATCAAACAATCATGAATGATGATAAATTGATTAATTTCAGAATAAAATTAATTGAAGAAGAATTTAATGAACTCAAAGAAGCATGTCAGACAAAAAATTTAAAAGAAACAATAGATGCTTTAGCCGATATTGAATATGTACTTAATGGAATGGCTGTTTCAATGGGCATTGATTTACCAGCCGCTTTTAATGAAGTACATGCTTCTAATATGAGTAAAATTTGCAAAACAAAAGAAGAAGTATTAGAAACTATTGAATATTATAAAACATTAAAAGGATTTGAAAATATTGTTGTGGGATATAGACCTTGTACCACAAAAAGTGGATTTGTTGTTTATAATGAAGCAGATGGTAAAATTCTTAAATCAAAATATTTTAAAGTACCTGATTTCAGTTTCATGTTAAATTCATCGTAATGGATAATTATGGTGAATTTTAACAATATTTTAATTTTTGAAAACCTGTAGTGTATAGGTAGAAAATACATAACAGCATTATTAATATCATAATCGGAGATATTTTTAGATTACGACATATAATTAAATCTATTATGATAGTTGTTGGAATTGTAGCAATCAAAATAAAATTTGAATCACTACATTGCGCATAATTATTAATAATATATAAAATAAAAAATATCAGTATTAAATCAAATATTGGAATTCCACCAATCTTATAAAGACGACTAAATGTTAACAAATTAATTTCATTATCGTTTCCATTTTTTTCATACTTTTCAATTCCAAGATTAAGATCACTAACACGAATATTAGACGTTGGCTTAGTCATCATATTAATTTTATTTGATATGGTCATTATATATTTAGTAACATATTTTGATTAATATAAAAATAAATTGAAATATATTTCAACTAAAATATATACATAAAGATTATCTAATTTAACTTTGTAAAAATACAATGTTTTTATTTGAGAAATATAAACCAAAATCTATTAATGATTTTATGTTTAATCACAAAATACTATACGAATTAATGTATATGGCAACTCATGAAGACATTCCACATATCATTATATCTGGTCCAAGTGGTGGAGGCAAAAAAACATTAGTAAAATTCTTTTTAGAAGCATTATATGATTCTGATGTTAATAAATTAACTAAAGTGAAATATAATGTAAATGGTTCATCTACAAAAAAAGATATTGAAATAATGCAAAGTAATTATCACATTGTGATAGAGCCAACAAATACAAATCATGATAAATATATATTACAAGAAATAATTAAACAATATGCACGACATGGTACCTTTAATATATTTAGGACAAATAGAAAATTTAAAACAATTGTAATTTATAATATTGAAAATTTAGCAAGTAATTCTCAAGCAGCATTGAGAAGAACAATGGAATTATATGCTAAAACATGTCGATTTGTGATGATTTGTAATAATTTATCAAAGATATTCGATCCACTTAGATCTAGATGTAGTATTTTTTGCATCCCTAAACCTTCAATCAATGATATCACCAGTATCATTGATAAAATTAGTACATTTGAAAATATTATATTAACCAATAAAGATATGAAAAATATAATTGATCGTTCTTGTGGTGATTTGAAACATGCAATATGGATTTTGGATACAATTCGACTTAATATTAATTCGGAAATTGCTTTAAATGAAATATTGGATAAAATAGTAGAATTAATACTTTCGGTGAAAAATAAAAAATCTATCATTAAAATTTTTGATGATGATATCAGATCAAATATTTATAATATCTTGATCACAAATATAAAGGGTACTGATATAATTATCAATCTTCTTGATAGACTTATTTTGAAAATCAATGATGATATAATGAATATAAAAATAATTCAAATCGCTTCTGAAGCAGAATGTAATATGACATACGGTAGAAGAGATATTATTCATATTGATTATTTTATTGCAGGAGTGATGAAAATATTATTGGAATCCAATTAGTGAGCAGAACATTTCTATCATTAAATTTTTTTCTCATTAAAAATAATAAAATTATTAGGAGATAATTCCTATTTTTATTTACCATACAAATATATGATTGATCTCAAATCTAATATTATAAACTAACATGATTATATTATTTTATAAAAAATATTATTTTAAACTCTCAATTAATTCAAGAGTATATCTATTTTAAACAATAAATAAAGTTTTAGTTATTTATGTTAAGAATTTATCAAATATATATTAATTATCAATTTGTTAGTTTTATATTTTTTTAAAAAAGATGAATTGATAATTCATTTAATAATTTTTCATCTATGTAATATTTTAAGTGATGTTTTTTAAATTAAATAAATTATTTTGATTTTTTATTTAATTTTGCATATTTAAAATTAACAATTTATAATTCTTTTTTCAGTAGTTCATTTTCATGTTTTTTCTTTTAATAATTCGTTCTTTTGTATATCATTGATATGTTTTTCTTTTATTAAATCATTCATTTGTTTCTCTTTTAATAATATGATTTCATTATTTTTTCCTTTATTTTGTAAACAAGTTCAGTAATATGATCCATGTATGTTTTTGAGATTAATTCATTTTATTTTTAGAGATTATCATTAACTCATTATATTTATCATGATCTAATTTTACATCCATATTTTCGAATGTATGTTTAACTTTTGTTTCTGCTTCTGATACATATTGTGGATCTATGAATCTGTACAATAGTAACTCTAATATTGAACCTTTTAATTTAGAATAAGTTTTTTCATGCTCTTTTGTTCTTCTTTCCAAATCAATTGACATGCCCCATTTATAAACATATTCGTTATCGTTATGTTTATTATTGATATTAAGCTCTTTATGGAGCTTTTTTATAGAATCAATGGAGAATAAATAAATACATGGAATTTTGTGAATAGTTTTATTAAAAACAGTTTTTACAGCGTTAATAGATACATCTAACAAATTACTGATTAAATTATTCTTTTGATTTAATGAACCTATTTGAATAATAAAGTTTCAGTTATCCATGTTAAGAATTTATCTGCAGTATTTTTGCGCAATGCAAAAAATATTCTTAATAATCCTTTGTATGTTAAATATAATTTTGTTATTGTCTTTTTTTGGGGTCCCCCAATTTTTCCGAATAAAAATATTTATAATGTATGTTGTTTATATCCATAGTATATAAGTTCTTAATATCAAAGCCATCCATAATATCTTTCATTCTAAAATAACATTTATCGTATTTTCGCTCACCTTTAACCTTTATTTCCATTATATTTCTTCCATTATCTATGAATTTTTCATATAAATGAATAACATCAAGTACTCTTCTATGTTATCTGTATGATTATCAGCATGATTTTCATCAAACCATTTTTTATGAATGAACAGTTTATCGAATTTTTTACTTTTACCATTTGATAATATCCATTTGTCGTAAATTATTTTAGCAAATACGTATCTCTCTATAGAAATTTTATTTTTTATATTAACTATCGATCTATTGGTTTTACATCCTTTAAAAAGGTGGATATCGATTCATTAAATCGCTTGCTAAATAATAATTTTTTTATCTATGTAATAGAATTTAATCATTTTTAATATCATACTAAAAATGATACATATTATATCTTAAAATCATATTTGTGATTAACTTATTGATAAGATAACATCAATTCCTAACGATGACCACCTCCTCCATGACCACCTCCTCCATGACCACCTCCTCCATGACCACCTCCTCCATGGAATCCACCTCCACCATGACCACTTCCTCCATGGAATCCACTGTGACCTCTTCCGATATTCCCACCATGGAATCCACCGTGACCTCTATTAAATCCATGATATCCTGGATATCCATGATGATATCCAGGATAATGATGATATTTATCAAAATAATAATTACCACCATCATAACCATCCCAAGATAACGGCCAATCTGGATAATACCATGGATATTCATAATCATAATCGTAATCACCTAAGAAAACAGCATTTTCTACTAATGAATCTGGATTACGAATAGGATCACTGGGAGTAGGTGATGCAGTAATTAAATTATTTCCGATAGGACGAGCAGATGTTTCTTTTTGTGGAACTAAAATTTTAGTGGAATTATCATATGTTTTATGTTTGGGAGAACTGATCATTAAATATACAAAAATGACACAAATAATGACTAGGACTACAATACCTGTTTGATCCATCTATTTATATAATAATGAAAAAAAATTATAACTCAATGTATTTTAATAGAGAAAATTCCATTATTATAATAATTAGATTAAATATTATAATTATATTATTGAATATACATTCAATTCATTTTTAATACTATACACACACGATAAAAAATCGAGTAATTGAATATATTCACTTGCACATCCCTTCATTTTTAACAAGATTGTACCAGAATGTACAAAAATATATGCTTTTTGTTTATCCGTAAATTTATTAGAATTCGTTATTGAAACATTAATTTGATTGATTATTCCATCAATTGGATAACCAGATGCAATAATTTCTCTACAAAGTTTAACAAGTTGTGATATGTTTTTAGAATTTATTATATTGTCAATAATTTTATCAGCATGTTTCATATTTATGAATGCAGCAAGTTCATAAATATCTTCCGAAGTGATATCGACATTGATGGAAGAAATATGTTTAGGTATTATTTTGGATATGAAATTGAATTCATCATCAGTTAATTTGTATTTTGGAATTTTTAATAATTTCAAGAAATTATATTTATATTTTAGATTTTGCAAAATTGTAATTGCTTTACGCATATCTCCATTGGCAACCTCTATTATTGTTGAAAATATTTTATCTGGAACATTTATTGATTCTAATTTAGCGATTTCCATTAATTTATTAATCATACATTCATCACTAAGTTTTTTGAAATACACAATTGAACATCTGGACTTAATTGCATCCGTAATTTTTGTGATATAATTACAAATAAAACAAAATCTTGTAACTCTACTATATTCTTCAATTATTACTCTTAATGCATCTTGAGCCTCATCTGTCATCGAATCTGCTTCATCTAAAATAATAATTTTAAAAGCTGGAAGTATTGTACCATCCTGACTAACCATTTCTGATACATATTTTTTTGCTTCGTGAGTTATTTTTTCGCGTACTGCATTAATACCTCTATCATCAGATGCATTAAATTCTACTATTCTATTGTGAAATTCTTCTTTGAATAATTCTCTTCCAATAGCCAATATAGCAGATGTTTTACCTGTTCCAGGTGCACCATAAAATAATAAATGAGATATATCTCCTGTAGTAATCACATTACGAAACATTTCTATTAATGTTGAATCTTGAGTGATATTATCTATTTTTTTAGGGCGATATTTTTCTATCCACGGAATTGAATCTTTTTTTTGATTCATTGTTCTTATTATATTTTCCATGATTATATATACTTTATGTATTTTTAAATATCAATATTTTAAAAAATTATATATAATGTAAGAGATTTAATTGATTATGTAATAAAATATTGATAAATAATTCATTAATTGTTATAACAAGATATTATTATACAGATTATTATCAAATGGATCCTTATGAAGAATCTAAACTTAAAACAAAAAGATACAAGAAATTGAAATCTCTATTGAAAATTATATATGATTACGATAATTTCAGACCGAAACAATATGAAATCATTAATAGAATTATTTGTGGAGAAGATGTGTGTGCTATTCTTCCAACATCACATGGAAAAAGTATCTGTTTCCAAATACCTGCATTATATATGGATAAACCTGCCATTATTTTATCCCCATTAATATCTCTGATGGATGATCAACAAGCTATACTTTCTGATCTCGGAATCTCTTCTTGTTGTTTTAATTCAACTGTTTATAATAAAAGCCTCATGAAAAAAAACATTTTAAATTATAAATATAAATTTATCTACTTCACACCAGAATCAATCATAAATATGTCAGATTTTTTAGTAGAATTATATAAAAAGATCGGGATATCGTTAATTGCAATAGATGAAGCACATTGTATTAGTAATTATGGATTTGATTTCAGAAAGTCTTATAGAGGATTACAGTTTTTGAAGAAAATACTTCCTAACACCCCTATTCTAGCGGTAACTGCGACAGCTACTGAATTAGTAAGCAAGGATATTTGTGATACATTAAATTTGAACACATCCATACCACCTATTCAAATTTCATTTGATCGTCCAAATCTTTATTTAGAAGTAAGAAAAAAAGGAAATCAATTTGGAATAGATATCGTTTCAATTGTTGAAAAGTATAAAGATGAATTTATGATTATTTATTGTCTCACGAAGAAAGAAACCTCAAAAATAGCGGATATTTTGAAAATGCATAAAATAAAATGTGGTATTTATCATGCTGGTTTAGATTTAGATGAAAGGACAGAAACACATACAAATTTCATAAATGGTTCAATTAAAATAATTGTCGCAACAATTGCATTTGGTATGGGTATTAACAAACCAGATGTTAGAGTAATTATCCATTATGGATCACCAAAAAATATTGAAGGATATTATCAAGAAATTGGAAGAGCTGGTAGAGATGGCAAAAAATCATATTGTTATGTATTTTACAACTATCGAGATTTCAAAATTCAAGAAAGTTTCATAGAAAATATTACTGATACTATATTCCGAAAGAATCAGTTAAAATTATTAGAAAGAATAAAAGGTTTTATGGAAACAAAAAAATGCCGTAGAAAATTTTTGCTCAATTATTTTGACGAAGATTATTTAGATAAATGTGATATGTGTGATAATTGTTGTGGTGTGATTAACTATGAAAATGATAATATTATTACAACTGTTCAAGATATAAGCGTCGAAGCTAAAAAATTAATTGAGCTTATAGAATCAATTAAAAATATGAATTATGGAATCGGAATGTATATTAATATTTTACGAGGTTCTAAAAATAAATCAATTTCAACTAGTATGAAAAAGAGTAAATATTATGGAATTGGGAATCATAAATCAATTGCATGGTGGAAAGAAATATCTAATCATCTAATTAAATTAAAATATTTACAACAATCTACCATCAAGGGAAGATTTATGATGCAAATCATAACTGTGACAAAACAAGGATTAATGTGGGCAAATAAAATCGATTTTAAAGATTTGATTGAACAAGATGATATAAAATTACAACCAGTTAAAATGATTAATACCGTTTAAAATATTAATAGGTATCACAACATAAATATTATAAAAATAATATTTATGTTCTTAATTAAATGATTTTACATGAGAATCATTTAATAATGAACCTTTATGTTTTTGATTATATCGATTATTTAGGAACGTGTTTTTTTTTCTTATTTTTGACAGAAGGTGGTGGAGGAGCATTGGGAATAATTCTACCCGTTTCCATCTTTTTTTCGACTGTAGCGGCCTTTTTAAGAGATTGTATTGCATTCATCAATTGATCAGATGTTGGTGGTAAAAATACACTAGTATTATCGTTAATAGGTTGGGCATTTAATGTCATATTTTGAAGCGGTTGTGTTATTATCGTTGTTTGTGTAATAGGTTTTTGTTCGATGAATTGAACCTTAATAATATCTTCTTTATTATCGGGATCTCTAATTAAACAATTAACCATCAAAAATTCGTGGATGGGAGATATAGGTTTATATTTTCTTATTTGCATTAATGTCCAATTTGATCTGAATTCAGTATCAGAGAAACGAAGATCTGTTAATTCGATAATCGCCGAAACAATAGATCGTTTATTAATTGTATTGATTGATGATTTTTTCGCAGTTTCATCATATACATTAAATAAAAAGCCATATTTTTCATCACATAATAAATTTACATTCATATGAAATGGATAATCATCGTTAATTCTCTGTAATGTTTTTTTATATTTTAAACTCTTTGGTAATCCCCATGCTGTTCTATAATCTAAAATTGTTTCTTCATTAATTCTATCTATTTTTTTGATAAAATTATAAAAATTTTTTATTTCTTCCTCATTATAGAGATTTGTCATTGTACTGAAAGATAATCCCAATTGATAATTCTTTTTTCCATTATTATCAAACTCTTTTACTCCCCATGGAACCAACATTTTTGGGGTTTGGAAAATGATTTTTTGTTTTGGAATTTCTTGCTTCTTTTTTTTAGGAATAGATTTACGATAATAAATCCCGAGATTTTTTGACACTTTATAAAATAATAACGGTTTCACATAACTGATATTTTCCTCATCAAATTCATTAATATTTAAAAAAAAATCCTTATATGTATCCATTATTAACAATATATATGTATATATTTTTTAAATTTATAAACTTAAAAATATGATATACTTATTATTATTCTAAAAATAGTTAGAAAATATAAAATATCAATATTTTACAATTCAACAGAATTTTAAAATATAATGTCAATATTTTAAAATTCAACAGAATTTTAAAATATAATGTCAATATTTTACAATTCAACAGA